AGTCAAGACGCTTCACCCCCCCAGTCAAGCCCGTTGACCCCCCCAGTCAAGCCCGTTGACCCCCCCAGTCAATTCGTCTTGACCCCCCCAGTCATTGAGCAAAGACCCCCCCAGTCCCGCGATGCGGCGGCCAATAAAATCAAGGCTTTAGCTGAAGCGGCCGACCACAAAACTGTGCCCTCGCGCGCGCCAGAAATAGATAGAGATATAGAAAAAGAGAGAGACACGAAAAAATCGAACCGCCCGAAAAAGACCTCGGAAACGAACAAAATTCTGGCAGCTAGGCCGTACACGCCAGACTTTCAGGAGTTCTGGGCTGGATACCCGGATACCGAGACCTTCATGTCGAAGAAGGATGCTTGGGTTGCATGGCAAAGACTAACTATCGAGCAGCAGCAGCAGGCGACTTCGGTCCTGCCCATGTGGCGGTCGGTTGTGGCTGATCGCAAACGCCGGTCGTCGGACTACGTTTGCTTGCATGCGCAAGGCTTCCTGAACCAGCGTCGGTTTGAAGCGCTGGCCGAGATCAAGGCCAAGTCCCAACAACACCGGTACTGGTGGCAGGACAAACAGAAGCTGGCCAGCATGACCCCCGAGGAATGGGAAGCCTTGGTTCGCGAGCATGCGAATGGGATCTGGCCAGTCGAGCACCTCGGATACCCGCCAGCAAGTGGCAACCGGGTGATCCCCGACCCGGTCATCGAGAAGATGAACCTGAAGCGGTTCTACGACATCACGGGCGATCCAATACCGGGGATGTCTCCGCCGTGGATGAGAGGCTCCCACTGATGGCCCTGATCAACCGCGGCTACAGCTTCACCAAGGACGGCAAGATCAAGAAATCTGCTCCGAAGTCGAACGTCTCCAAACGGAGAAAGATCGCGCGATCGACGAAGAAGCGGTTCGCTTCGCGCGCCAAGGCCGCAGCTACACGGGGGTTCAAGCCATGATGGTTCTGGTGATGCGGGGGAAGGTGGGAGAGCTGCGCGAGGTCGCGGCTGGTAGCTGGGAGCCGACCCCTCCCGAGATCGTGCAGGAGGTCGTGGCCGCTGCGAAGCCGGCGCGCGTGCCGGTGCCGCTCGACGGTGTCATCGGCCTCTATCGGCTGGTCGCAGACTACTGCGGGATCGAGTTCGAGGCGTTCGCCGGACCGAACCGGTTCAAGGACCAGGTTCGAGCTCGTCAACTGGCGGTGCTGCTGGCGCGCGAGGTGTTCCCCTCAGCCTCGCTGGTGCGGCTGGGTACAGCGCTGAACCGAGATCACACGACGGTCCTGCACAACCTCGAGGCCGGCAGCCGGCGGCTGACGACGGACCCTGAGTTCCGGGCTGATCTCGAAGCCCTGCGGGAGAAGATCGAGGAGATCGGCGTGCGGAGGGTGGCCGAATGACCATCCGCATCATCAACGCCGACGTTCTGGACGGGCTCAAGGGGCTCCCCGATGAGAGCGTGAACGCTGTTGTCACCTCGCCCCCTTACTTCGGGCTCCGCAACTATGGCGTTGACGGACAGATTGGACTTGAGCCAACCCCGTCTGAGTTTGTCGATCGGCTCGTGGATGTCTTCCGTGAGGTTAAGCGCGTGCTCCGCAGCGACGGCAGCTGCTGGATTAATATGGGCGATACCTACGCAGCGAACTCCAAGGGTAGCGGGGGCACGCAGAGCAGCGGCTTGATGAGGGACGGCAGAGACGAAACGCAGCGGCGCAAGACGGCGGCGGGAAGCATCGAGCACCAGATGCTCGGCGACGTGAGGCAGTTCGACCTGAGAGCGGCTGGCGTGAAGGCCAAAGATCTGATCGGCGTGCCGTGGATGATGGCTTTCGCCATCCGCGCAGACGGGTGGTGGCTGCGATCGGCTAACGTGTGGGCCAAGCCCAACGGAATGCCGGAGAGCACCCGTGATAGGCCTACTGTGGGCCACGAGTACGTCTTCCAGTTCACGAAGTCATCCGACTACTACTACGGCTACGACGATGTTCGGCTTCCGCCTGTGCCGGAGAGCGTCGCGCGGCTGGCGCGGGCCATGCGGCATGATCTTGACAGCGAAGGCTTTGTCATCAGCGGCGGCGGCTATGCACCTCCTGGACAGCCGCCCCATCAAGGCGCTCGCAAGACGGACAAGCAACGCGGGCACTCTCGCAGGCATGCGGGTTTCAACGATCGCTGGGACGCCAAGCAGAAAGCAGAGCAGCAGTCGGACGGGGCCGCGCTCCGCTCCGTGTGGTGGATCGCGCCGGGCGGGTTTGCTGACGCTCACTTCGCCACGATGCCGGAGGAATTGGCGGCACTGCTCGTGCTCGCCGGGTGCCCCAAAGGAGGCACGGTATTGGATCCGTTCGGTGGCGCGGGTACGACGGCCCTTGTCGCAGATCGGCTGCAGCGCAACGCCATCCTCATCGAGTTGAACCCCGAGTATGCTGCCATGGCCGAGTCCCGCATCAATGGCGATCGCGGTGGTCTCCTCGATCTCATGGAGGCAGCACAGTGATCCCCTTCCCCCGGAAGAAGCAGATCAAACCAAACAACGTCTTCCCCGCTGTCCAGCACGTGCATCCTCTGATCCGCTGCGAGAAGTGCAAGGGGTACTACCGGCAGGGGAGGGCGCTGTTCCATGTGTGCCCTTCGGAGCAGCAGAGGCGGGCGATGAAGCAGGAGATGCGCCGGGATGTCTGAGCTTCGTGTCCTGGATTTGTTCAGCGGAATCGGAGGGTTCTCACTTGGCCTTGAAAGAGCAGGCATGCGCACCGTCGCCTTCTGCGAGATCGATCCGTTCTGCCGGCGAGTGCTCGCCAAGCACTGGCCAGGCGTCCCCTGCTACGAGGACGTCAGAACCCTTACAGCCGACGCTCTTTCCCGAGACGGAATTGCCGTCGATGTCATCTGCGGCGGCTTCCCCTGCCAAGACATCAGCTTCGCTGGCAAGCGCGCTGGCCTCGAAGGTGCGCGATCTGGTTTGTGGGGAGAGTATGCCCGACTCATTGGCGAGCTACGACCCCGCTTCGTCATCGTGGAGAACGTCCCAGGCTTGCTTTCTCTCGGGATGGGTCGAGTTCTCGGAGACCTTTCCGCGCTCGGGTACGATGCGACGTGGGATTGTGTCCCAGCTTGCGCCGTCGGCGCCCCTCACAGACGCGATCGGGTCTGGGTCGTTGCCCACTCCCAGAGCGGAGGGGTTCGACGCCGGCGGAGCGGACCCGAGACGCAGCCTGCATTCCTACGTCAAGAAATCATTGCTCCCGACTCCATCGGCGACGAGCTACGGCAGCAACCAAGGCGGAGCCGCCGGACGGGTCGGCAAGGTGAGGCCGTCGCTCGAGACGATGGCCAAGCACGGGCTCTGGCCGACGCCGACAAGTTCGCTAGGCACGAAGGGCGGACGGGTCACGCCGCAGAAAAGCCGGGAAGGCGGAACGCTGATCGAGGCCGTGAGTGCGAGGACCTGGTGGCCAACGCCAGACGCGAGCCCACACAAGTTTCGGCTTCAAGGCGACAGCCAGCAATCGAAGTCCCTACGGGGACAGATCGGTGGGAGTTTGAACCCGACGTGGGTCGAGTGGCTCATGGGGTTCCCGCTCGGGTGGACCGTCTGCGAGCCCTCGGCAACAGCGTCGTCCCGCAGATCCCGGAAATGATCGGCCGCGCCATTCTGGAGTCCGTTCAATGACCGCCTGGTATCCGATCGCCACCATGCGAGAAGCTCACACCCCCGTCCGCATCTCAGGCGGTGGCTATGAGCTGCTCGCCGAGATCAGGCGGCACCCCCGCCTCTCTCAGGTGGGCAAGCCCGTCTGGTGGTGGTACGAGATCACGAAAGCCGGAAAGCTCGTACCGCTCTCAGCGGTGGGCCTACAGGGCCATCCGTCTCTGCACCTATGGAGACCGCTAGAACCGGAGAAATGGCCTGTAGCGCTTCCTGATGCGGTTTCAGGGGCTATTCCAGCACCACCCGATGATCATCCGCTTCCGCCAGAGCCAGATGACGGTACAACGCAAGGCGACGGCTGGCCCTATCCGGGGCTGCGGCTCGGGGCACTCGTCCCACCGGTGAGCCTCGAGGAGTGCGAGGCCCGGCTGCTGCGCGCCATCCGCACCATGCGCTCGCCGGCGGTGGCTGGCATCGGCGGCTCGTCCGGCTATGCAGGCGACATTCCCCGCGAGATGATCAAGATCGGGCTTCGCTTCGCCGAGCTCGAGCGCGTGGCCGAGGAGGGGGACAACGAGCTGCGCGCCGTGCGCTCGGCCTGGGCCCCGACGCGGCGGGACATGACCGATTGGCTCTATGCGATGGACTGGCTCAAGGGCGTCAACCAGCGCTCGCGATCGATCCTCTACCTCCGCTCGGACGATCCGCCCCCGAGCTATACCGCGATCACGCGGCATCTGGGCGGCACGCCCCAGGGCATCCATCAGCGCTACACGACGACGATCAAGCAGGTCTTCGGGAGGGTCAAGGATGCGCGGTAGGCAAGCCCAACAGATCGCGCGGGAGGCCCGCGCCGAGCTCGACTACTGCGCCCTGTTCATCGTCGGGCCGGTCGAGCCATTGCCACTGTTCTCAGGTCGGAACAGGCCGCTGCTCCCCGTGACCTTCGGGGTGAGCTCCAATCCTCGATCGCAGGTGACGGTGGCGCGGCGGTGGAATTTCGCGCATGTCGAAATCCGGCATGAGTGGTGGACCGTCGGCCGTCCTCTTGCGGAGCGGCTCGAGCGGCGGGTTCTGGCGTTCTGTGAGTCCGGGGGGTTTCGTCTGGCGCTGCCGGGGCTCGACGGGGGGGATCGCTGGTTCGATATGGACTGGCCAGGGATCGAGCAGGCCGTCGCCTGGTGCTCGTGTGTGGAAGGCATCGAGACCATGAGCGCAGCGGAGCGGGACGAGCGGCACGCGCGGGTCGCGCGGCATGTGGTGGCGCGGCGGGAAATGGGGTTCATGCGGTAGAAACAAAAAAGCCCGGCTCGGGGTGTGATCCCCGGCCGGGCTCTGGTCAGGCGACGCGAACGAGACGGACCTTGCGGCCGTCTCTGTGCTTGTGGATCGCTCCAGCGTCCTCGGCAGCAGAAGCCCATTTCGAGGCCGTGCCTTTGGGAACGCCAAGCCTCCGAGCGAGCTCGTCATTGGATGCCTCCCCCTTCTCAAGCGCGGCGAGCACGCGGCGGACAACCTCAGTCACCGCAGCGTCTTCAGAGGCGGCTGCCGGCCGCTCCGTAGCCAATGCCTCCCTGCCATGGCCGAACATCGGCAGGAGGATCGAGAAGGCGAGGAGGGCGTAAGCCCCCAGTAGCGTCGGCGCTGCCTCCGCTACCACCTCCGGGACATTGAGCGTCGCCGCCACAATGTTCTCGGCCCGGATTGTGCCGGCCTTCCGCGCGGCTTCCGCCTTCGCTTGCGCGTCGACCTTGGCCGCTTCGAGCTGCTCTTTCAGACCGCGGCAAATGGATTTGCACCCTTTGTCTTTGGTCTCGCGCGTCACCTCCTGAGAGAGGCGGACAACCTCGGCATTGGCCGTGTTCTCAGCAGCCTGGGCGGCTGCCACGCTCGCGTTGTGCGTCCTCGTGGCCTCTGCCCGGATCTCGCGACCGTGCAGAAGTCCCTCGAACGTGTTGTAGAAACCGGTGGCTTCAGACGCGACCACTGCCAGCAGCAGCAGCGCGGCGTATCTCCCCCGGCCTTGGGCGCGCGCCCGGATCGCTGCGGCGATTGCCACGGCTCCCAGTGCGGCCAGAGCTCCGGCTGTGATGACGGCTGGCTTTTGCCAGTCGAGACCCCCATCAAGCAGTTTGTCGACGTTGGCATAGCCCACAAGGGCCATGCTCAACGCTCCGCCCCCGGTTGCGATGTGGCGGAGTTTGGGATAGTAATTCCCCATTGCGATTCTTCTCCTCGGAAGGGTTGGACTCGCACCGGGGCCCGCCGTGGTGTCAGCCAAAGCGGGCCCCTATAAAACGCAAAAGGCCCCGCACTCCTTTCGGAGCCGGGGCCCTTGTCGTCAGACTTCCATGTAGACGCGGCAGTTGACAGACGTTGAGACTTTCGGGTTGCTCGGCTGGCGCTCGTCTTGATGGTAAAGCCAGCATGCACCCTTGCGCGCGAATGGTAGTCGCGTAAGGGTGGCTTTCGGGATGGCCTTGTCGACCTCCCCCGAAAAGCTCATATAACCCGTGCCGAGATAGAACTCGTACTCATCGGATTTGCCATTCGATGCAGTCTGAATGACATCGCCGTTGATATGGGCAACTCGCCTCAGGGCCCCGTTTTTAAGTTGGAGAAAGTCCCCAACCCGTGGCCCGTCTCTCATCTCCCATAGCCTGCAACGCTCGGCTACTATCCTCGCGTCACGGTCGTCAAAACGTGGTCTCATGTAATGGTCTCCTCGGATGCAATAGACCAAAGAGGGCGGCCTTGTGAGCCGCCCTTGCAATGTCCCTGCGCTCTGTGGTGCAGGCCCCGAAGGGCCTGACCAGGTCTCCTATCGTGTTGCGGCACGATTGGACCCGCAAGAGTTCAAGCCGGGTGCCGGTTATCTCCGGTCCTCTGGGCCCGTCTCGGCTCCGGTGGAAGTCCCAGCTCGTCACTGGGGCCAACGGGGCGTCGATGTCGTCTACCATCTAAGTATACCACAAACGCAAAACGTTCAACGTTGTTTTTCGATCAACTTTCCGTGAACAAGCGGAACATGACTAGAACAAACGCTCATTTTCAGGTAAAACGTTTGACATTGCGTCGCAGGGCCAATATGTGAGGGGCATGGCCAGACCCCGCAAAGACAAAGAAATCAACGCCGATGACTTCCTCGGCATTCGAATCACTGAGGCCATGAAGAAGGCCATCAAGGTTCGAGCTCGAAAGCACCGGCGCACACTAGCGGCTGAAGTCCGGGCCATGCTCGAGACCGCGATCAGCCAGGCGGAGGGGCATGGGCAGGCTCTCGATGAATTGGGATCTGGGGGACTCTCCGGAGGAGAGCCTTGCGAGGCTCAAACGCAAGCTACGGGGGCAGCATCCGGAGGCGGACCGAATCATTCGGGAGATTGAGCAGCGAATTGACGGCCTGGAAGGGAAGGAGTGGCGCGCTAAGCCGGAACCGAAGTCGAGGCTGGTCTATCGGATCTTCGATCCCGCGCGTCGACTGATGTATGTGGGTCTGACGTTCAATTTGACCAACCGCCTGACAAATCACAGGCGGCGGGGAACTGTCGGAGTGAAGGCGCTGCTTGCCGGCGCGCATTCTGTTGAGGTGATGTCGCCTCAAATGCTCCCAGAAGCCGAAGCGCAAGCGCTGGAAACGTCTCTCATCCGGCGATATCGACTCGAGGGCTGGGAAGTTCTGAACTTAAATCCGGGTGGCGGTTTGGGTGGGGCAATCCATTGCTGCCCTGGGGACCTGCTTGTGGCCGCGCAACACTGCACTAACAGGCGGCAATTCCAGCAATTTTACCCTACTCTGTACGACGCAGCGATCCGTAGCGGGCTTATCGAGGATGCGTTCGCGCTGCATCGTCTTTGGGGCTGGTCCCATCAGCCGCTTCGGGCATGGCCTCATATCGTGGCCGCCGCTCGCGCCTTCCCTGACTATCTGACGTTCGTGCAGCAATGCCCTGATCTGGATGATTGCGTGCGATCGCTCCTCCGAATTGGGAAGCTGAGGCGCGAAGTCTGGCCTGGGGTGGCGCGGGAGCGTGGTGAACAGGCCAAGTTGGCCGCCATTCGCAAGGCTAGGTCTTTGAATCGAAGGGAATAAACGCAGCGCCATGCGTCGGAATGTCGCAGATACCCTCTATTGATGATCTCCGCCGATCGTGTTACGGTTTTTGGGTAATCTCGGGAGTAAATGCGTCACCCGAGCCAATTCCCCACACAATCCGGCCTCGAAACCCTGGAGCAAAGCGCGATCCGCGCCTCCGGGCTCTTTGCGTTGCGCTGAATGCCGTGGGGCTCTGATTCGCAATCCTCGAGGTGCCACATGGCCGCCTTTGCTTCGCGTGTCGCGGCCGGTGAGCTGCCGGCGCTGCTGTCGCTCGGGCTGCTCTTGGGTGGCCTCGGGGTGATTGCCTGCTTGTGCCTGGCGCTGGCCGGCCATGGCGATTAACCGGGCTGTGGGGCCGGCGCGACCGGGCACGACCTTTGAATACGCCAAGGGCTGCCACGCGGTCGTGACTCATCTGATGGACAAACGCGGCTGCGATGTCCAGGACCCGGCTCGGGCCGTGACTGCGGTGATTTACACGGTCGACGGCTCGTTCTGCATAGCGCTGCGAGCTCAAGATCGCAAGCTCATCAAGCTAGCTGCGGGGAGTGCCTGAATGCAAGCGCTCAACTACCTGGCCGCCGCTGCTCTGTGCTTCGCAGTCGCTTGGATATTCGTGATCCTCGCCACTGCGGCCGGCTACTGACTGCCTAGCCTCTGTACTGCCGCTCCATAGCGGTATGGTGTCCCTGTCCCCGCCACAACAACCGATGGTGTCATGACGAAACGCAACCGCAAGACCTCCGCTCGTGCCAATGGCAAGCGCCTGGCCGCTCCGAAGCCGGCCGAAACCGCCCCGCAGACAAACCCGATCGCCGATCGCCTGCGAGCTCTGGCCGATGAAATCGACAAGGGCGGGGTCGATAGCTGGGTGGTGTGCGCTGTCCGCCCCGATGGCCGCTTCTCGGCGGAGAGCAACTTCGGTACCCATCACCTGACCGCGCTCGGCTTCATGCAGGCGCTATGCTCGAAGATGGCCGTATGGTCCGCCGCAGCTCTGTTCGGGGTCTCGAGCCTCACGCCGGCCGCACAAGGCCAGATCCAGCGCTAGGCAAGCGGGAGCGCAACGGCAACCGATTAGCGGTCGTCATCAGAGGGGAAATCGCGTGTGGGCGTGTATAGCGCATGACGCGCGCGCGTGAAACGAAAAAACCCCGCCAGCCTAAGCCGACGGGGTTTTCACGTTACAGGCGACCGCGGAGCCAATCCCGGAAGGCCAGACCCGCGAAGATCAGGCCGGACCCGACTGCGCCGACGATGACGAACCATGACGGCATGTCACCGGATGCGGCCGCGACAGAGCCCCAGAAACCGCCCCAGGCCATAGCGAGAGCCAGGAAGCCGGCGAACGACACGACCGAGAATGCCTTAGCAAGCATGCGGATTCTCCTCGGATTGTGGGAAGCAGTCGACCTCAAATGGATCGACTAAACCCATTGTACCACAACTCTAACTGCGACATAGTGACGCACCATAGGCCATGGCATTGACATCTCCGGGGAAGCCCGCAAAGCCCAGCCGCTCACCTCGCAAGCGCGTGCAAGCCTGGGTACTAGACGCCGCAGACCGGGCTGAAGGCAAGGCCGCTAAGGAGCCCATCCTCGACCGCGAGGACAAGGAAGCAGGCGAACGCTACGGCCTCCCCCTGAAAACAGTCACCCGCGCCGCTCGCAAACGTGGCAAGGCTGTAGACCTCATCGGCACCGGACTGCCAGTCCTAAGCCCCAAACACCTCAAATTCGTTGAAGCGCTCGTTACTGGAGCAGCTAGCAACGCCATAGAAGCCTACAGGATAGCTTACGGTAACGACCACGCCAGCAGACAAAGCCTGTGGAAGAAGTCGTCCGACCTCAAGTCCGACCCTAGAACACAAGCATGGCTCCAAGCCTACAGCCTCGCTGCCCTAGACGACATGATGACGACAGCAGACAGGCATGTGGCCCAACTCGCTCGCATCCGGGAAGCAGCGCTCGCAAGCGGGGATTTCAAGGCCGCAAGCATGGCTGAGCTCTCGAGGGGTAAGGTTGCAGGGCTTTACCAATCAACCCTTGTCGTGGAGCATCGCGCGAACGATTCGGCGCTCGTCGACGCTCTCACGCGGGCCTTAGGCGCTGATACTGCTCAGCAATTAGCCTCGCAGCTCGGCATCAAGGCGCTACCTGGCGACAACGCCCGGCAGATCGTGGTTGACGCTGCAATCGGTGACGCCTCGGTGACTGTGACCGCAGGCGAAGACGACAAAGACGAGGATTGACAGGGGCTTAGCCCCATGCCTGCCGATATGTAAGAGTTAACAGACACCCCCTCGAGCCCATGCTGTGACCCTGTCGCGCGTCACGAGGCTGTGCTTGCGGTGCTGGTGGCCGTCGTCGTCAGGGTGGGGTGGCGCGGGGTGGCGCGGGCAGGGTGAGGCACGCGGGAGGGGTGGGGAGGCCGGGGGGCGGCACCCCCCAGGGGTGGCCTACTTCAACTCAGTTCCCCTTCCTACATCCAGCCGCTCTATGGCCCTCAACATTTTGCGCAGGCCGTATCCGAATTATGTCGAGGCATTCCACAAGATGTTGACGAAATCGCCTGGAATTGACCGGTTGATCGACATTGTGGGGTCTGGTCAGTCTGTGGCGAGGGCGTTGGGGATGTCGCCGACGCAGGTGTCACGGGTGAGGTTGGGACAGAGTGGGGAGCGGGAGTATTTCGCAGCGTTGGCGGAGTTGCTGGAGTTGGTTCCGATCAAGGACTGGCCGGAGCGGTGGAACCGATGAGCGACAAGATCGTGCCGCTTCGGGTGATCCCGGCTGAGGAGATGCGTGGGGCGGCGAACGGCGAAGCGATTGAGATGCTGGAGCGGGCGCTGGTGCGGGTCCGGCTGGGCGAGATGCAGTCTGTGGCGCTGGTGATGGCCTACGCGGACGGCAGCGTCGAGACGGCGTGGGCACAGCGGTCGCAGATACACCATTTGACGTCGGGGGCGGCGTCGCTTTTGCAGCGGCTGGCGAGCGGCAAGGAATGAGCATCCTGATCGGGACACCCTGCTACGGCGGGATGGTGACGGAGGGGTATCTGCTCTCGTGTCTGGCGCTTCGCAAGGAGATGCTGGCGGTGGGGCTGGGGCACGACTGGCTGACGCTCAGGAATGAGAGCCTGATCCAGCGGGGCCGGAACGTGATCGCGGCGAGCTTTTTGCGCGAGACGGAGTTCCAGGCGCTGCTGTTCATCGACGCCGACATCGAGTTCGAGCCCGAAGGGGTGGCTCGGCTGTGGAATTTGATCGCCGACGGGGCTGATGTGGCGGTCGGGGCCTACCGGATGAAGCGTCCGGGGGCTGGGTTGGCGGCCTGGCGGGGCGGCAAGCTCGTCGAGATCGGGGAAAAGGACGTTCTGCCCTTCGAGGTCGACTACGCCGGCACCGGTTTCATGATGATTTCGCGGAAAACGCTGGAGATCATCGCGGAAAAACACCCGGAGATCGAGCACGAGGAAGGCCAGGTCGGGAAATGCTGGGCGTTCTTCGATACGCGGGTCGTAAATGACGGGGCGGGGCCGTTCTACTGCTCTGAAGACTACTTTTTCTGCCGGATGGTGCGCCATCTGGGCATGCGGGTCGTCATGGACCCGCAAATTTCGCTGAAACACCACGGACAGGCGGTTTACTGATGGCAAAACCAAAGAAACCCACACCGGCTCCCGCCGAGCCAGTGGAGAAAACGGTGATCGCTGCGGGCTACGTCGCGACCGTGCCGTTCGAGGAGGCACTGAAGGCGACCTCCGTCGTGATCCCGGTCAAAGCGACGGTTGCCGACACCCCGCCCCCGGTTTCCGGCCCGCGCAAGAACGCGCCGAGCGGAGCCAAGCGGCTGGTGCATAACGGCGTCGTCGTCGACATCCCCGACACCGTCAAACGCAGGGCTCAGATGTCCTACGACGAGACGAGCGTCGATGTCGAGTGCCCGAAGGACATGGATGCCGAGTCCTTCCGCGCCTACGTCGAGCACGCGGCCTCCGAGATGGCGATGCTCCTCGACGAGCGCAACCGCCGCTCGAAGCAGTCGAAGGCCGCCGAGCGCAATCTGACTGAGATGCGCGCCTCGATCGCCGCCCTCACCATCGAGAGCGCCGGCGGGGCCGAGCTCTACGCCCGCATGTTCGAGCAGAAAGCCGTCGATGTGGCACAGGCCACGCGCCGCGCCGCCGATGCCTCCTTCCTGCTCAAGGCTCAGGACGCCCTCCTCGAGGACGCCAAGCGCCGTTGGCTCAGCGCGGAGTAGGCCCGGCCGAGCTGTTCGGTCACTTCGGCATGAGCCGGGACATCTTCCCGGCTGAGTTCTTAGGCAAAGAGAAGGGCGACGTTCTCATCGTCGGCGGTGGCCGCTCGGTCTGGGACGATGTCGCTAAGCTCTGGCCTCTGCCCGAGGCCGTCATCGCCGTCAATGACATCGGCATGTACTGGCCGGGCTACCTCAAAGGCTGGTACTCGAACGACGCCGTGCAACTGAAGGCGTGGCACGCTGGCCGGCGGCACTGGTGGGAGCAAATCTACAAGCAGACGATCCCGCTGCATTCCTGCTTCGCAGAGAAAGCCGGAGGTGGCGTCCACAACTGGCCGTTCCCCGCTCACGGGAGCTCTGGCCTGGTGGTGACACTGATGGCGCTCGCCATGGGCTATGAGCGCCTCTGGATGGCGGGCATCCCGCTCGACGACACCGGACATTTCTACGATCCGCCGACCGGACACCCGCTCGTGCGCGGCCGCAAGCTCTCGAACTTCGAGAACGAAACAAGGGACAGGACGCTCGAGAACCTGAAGCCGCTCCTCAAGGGGCGGATCAAGGCCGCCTCGGGCCGGCTCCTGGAATTTGCATGAGACTGCCGGAGTTCATGATCGTCTACATCGGCTTCGATCCGCGCGAGGCGCAAGCCTATGCGGTCGCGCGCAACTCGATCCTGCGCAAGACGAACATGCCGATCCCCGTCCGTGGCCTCGTGCTCGACGATCTGAGGGAGCAGGGGCTCTACTCACGGCCGACATCGCGCCGCAAGACGCGCGGCGGCTCGCAACTCTGGGACGACATCTCGGATGCGCCGATGGCGACCGAGTTCTCCTGCTCGCGCTTCCTGACGCCGCTGCTCGCCAAGCGCGGCTGGGCCCTGTTCATGGATTGCGACATGATGGTGCGCGAGCCCATCGCAAACCTTTTCGCCCTCGCCGATCCCAAATACGCCGTCATGTGCGTCAAGCACAATCACGAGCCGGCGAATGCGAAGAAGATGGACGATCAGATCCAGACGCGCTACGCGCGCAAGAACTGGTCCTCCGTTATGCTGTTCAACTGCGATCATCCGGCGAACAAGAAGCTGACGCTCGAGATGGTCAACTCGGTGCCCGGCCGCGATCTGCACCGTTTCTGCTGGCTGAAGGATCGCCACATCGGCGAGCTCCCGGCGCGCTGGAACTACCTCGTCGGGCACACCAAGCTCAAGGACGGCGACGAGCCGGCGATCGTCCACTGGACCGACGGAATCCCGTCGATGGTGGGCTATGAGAACGCCGAGTTCGCCGGCGAGTATTGGGATCACCTGCTCCGGTGGGCGGCCTAGTTCCACGTGAAACTCGCCTGCCTCATGCTCTCCAGAGGTCCGAGATACAACCGGCACCTGTGGGAGAAGGGGCTCGCGCGACACGGTTGGACGGCGGTTGACACGCCACTGAATGAGCCCGGCCCCGGCGATCTCCTGATCGTCTGGAACCGCATCGGCGCAGTCGACAAGATCGCTTCGCGGTATCAGGCCGGCGGGGCCAAGGTCATCGTCGTCGAGAACGGCTGGTGCGGCCGCGACAAGGAGGGGGCCGTCCCCTACTCGGTGGCCCTCGACTATCACAACGGCGTCGGCAAGTGGCCGGTCGGCAAGGCCGGGCGCTGGAAACGCTGGAAGCTCGACATCAAACCCTGGCGAACCCAGGGCGACGTGCTCCTGACGCTGCCGCAACGCGGCATCGGCGAGAAGCCCGTCGGCATGACACGCGGCTGGGAGGTGAGCGCCGCTCACCGGCTGGCGCGGCTCACTGAGCGACCGGTGAGAAACCGGCCTCATCCCGGCGGGCCCGTCAACGACCGGCCCGAGATCGACTGGACAGGCATCTACGCAGCGGTCACATGGGGCTCCGCAGCCGCTGTGAAGGCGCTGCTCGCCGGTGTGCCCGTCTTCTACGAGCTCGAGAACTGGATCGGCGCGCCGGCCGCCAAGTTCGGTCTGGGAGACTCCCGGCGCTGGATTGATACGCCCCACTTGGGGGACCGCGAAGCGATGCTCGATCGCCTCGCCTGGGCCCAATGGGACGCCGAAGAAATCGAGAGAGGCGAACCTGTCGAATGGCTGGTCAACTCGTCCACGTCTATTTCGTCCAATCGACCCGCTCCCGCGGCATCGCCGAAGCCTTCGCCCAAGGGCTCAAGCTGGCCGGCGATCGCTCCCGGCTCATCCCCGAGCACGAATATCGCGGTGACATTGAGAAAGAGCCCCAAGTCGCCGCCTTCTACGGACTGAACGGCCGCCTCGCGACGATCTTCAACGACTACCGGCGCACCGGGCGCACGGTCGTCTTCGCCGATCTCGGCTACTGGGGCCGGCGCATGGGCGGCCGCTACACCGGCTACCACAAGGTCACGGTCAACGACCGGCACCCGACGGCTTACTTCCAGCGGGTCAAGCACGATCGCGCGCGCCGCGTCTTCGGAGTGTCTCCGCAGCCGTGGCAGAGCGGTGGTGAAGCGGTGCTGCTCGCTGGCATGGGCGACAAGGCGGCGCAAGCCGTCGGCCTCGAGCCCGCGCACTGGGAACAGAACATGATCCGCCAAATCCAGGCGGTGACGAAGCGACCGATCATCTATCGCCCCAAACCCTCCTGGGACGGGGCCGAGCCCCTCAACGGGGCCGAGTTCAGCCACAAGTCCGAGGACATCGGGCGCGTGTTGCAACGGGCTCACTGTGTTGTCACGCATCATTCCAACGTCGGAATCGATGCGCTGATCGCTGGCGTGCCGGTGTTTACCTGGGAAGGCGCGGCGATGCCGCTCTCTCTGCAGGACATCGCCAAGATCGAAACGCCGCTCAGGCCCGACGATCACGCCCGCGAGCAGTGGCTCAATGATCTCCACTACTGCCAGTGGAGCGTCGACGAGATTGCGAACGGCTTGACATGGCGACACCTGAAAACCGAGGGGCTCATCCCATGAACGACATGGAGATTTGGAAGCCCGTTCCCGGTTTTGAGGGATTGTATGACGTAAGCGACCACGGCCGTGTGCGCAGCTTGAGAGACTCGCATCAACAGCGGCGCGAGTTAGTGCTGAGCCCCGGCAACGTTGACGGCTATCGAATGGTCGCATTGATGGCTGGTAAGCGACACCAGCTTCGAGTGCATCGGTTAGTGCTTCTAGCCTTTGTAGGGCCTCCCACAAATGAGCAGAAGCACACGCGGCATTTGAACGGCGATCGAGCGGATAACCGACTTTGCAATCTTGCTTGGGGGACTCCCAAGGAGAACGGTGCCGATCTCACAAAGCACGGGACCATTCGCGGTGCGAAGAACCCGAAGGCTCGGCTCACCGAATATCAGGTAATCGAGATACGTCGCAGATACGCCAGCGGTTGCGGCAAGGGCATGAAAGCGTTGGCAGACGAGTACGGTGTTCACAAAACCTGCATCTGCTTCCTCTTGACGAGGCGATCTTGGACACATCTTCCGTGAAGAAAAATGCGCCCGTCGCCCCAACGCTCAAGATTGCCTTCCTAGTTTCCGACAAACCTCGCGAGATCATGCTCGCAGATGCCCTGGCCAAGGGTGCTAAGGTCCATGGCGACCGGCTCGAGGTCAGACGCACTGCCGACTACGGCGAGGACGAGAACGGAGACGAGTTGAAGTGGAGCGGCCCGCATCCTGAGGATGACGTCGCTTGCTTCTTTGGCGTCAAGGGCAAGTCCCGCCGCATCATGGACGACTACCTGGCGGTCGGTAAGGCCACCCTGTTCCTCGACAAGGGCTACACCCGGTCGAAGGGCAAGAACGGCCACACCGAGTTCACGCGGGTTTCTGTCAATGGCGGGGATCCGCTCGCCTACATGATGGAGCAGAAGCGGCCGAGCACCCGCTGGGAACGTCTCGGCATCGAGTTGAAGGAACGGCAGGAGAACGGCGGGCACATCCTGCTCTGCTGCTCGTCCGCCAAGTTCCACGAGTTCCATGGCATCAAAGAGCCGACCCGCTGGGCAAATCAGACGGTGCGCGAGATCAGGGACTTCTCTGAGCGCACGGTGATCTACCGGCCCAAGCCCTCCTGGCGGGCCGCGGTGCCGGTTGAAGGCGCGCTGTTCACGTCCGGCAACACGCCAATCGCGGACGCTCTGCGCGGCTGCCACTGTGTCGTCACGCACGGCACGACGGCGGCGGCGGATGCGATCTTCGCTGGTGTGCCGGCGATGGTGTTCGGCAATGCGATCGCCCGGCCGGTGGCCGAGACGCGCATCCAGAGCATCGAGACGCCCTACTGGGGCTCCGCCGACAAGCGCCTGCGCTGGGCTTCCGCCATGGCCTACTGCCAGTGGTCGATGGCCGAGCTCGAAAGCGGCGAAGCCTGGGCCGAGTTGAAGGCCGAGATATTGCGACAGCGCGAGCCGATCATGCCGGTGGCGTCACCGAAATGATCGTTGCCTTCCACTATCGGCAGCCGTTCACGCGGCAGCTTGCCATGGCCGAGGCGCTGTCAAAGGGCCTGGGCAGCGACCAACTCGCGATTAGTCAAGGCGACCCAAGACACGCACTGGCCGACGCTCTTGTCCTTTACGGCATAGGTGGCATGAGCCGGGAAATCTGGGACGCCTACGATGATAAGCCCCGAATCCTGATCGACAAGGGGTACGCCCGCAAGGGCTTCATGCGCGTGACGGTGAACGAGTTTCACTCGCTGAACTGGCTGCAAATGGCCGACCCGCCTGCGGATCGGCTGGAGATGACCGGCTGGCAAACAAAGCCCTACAGCCTGGACGGCACGCACATTCTGCTCGACGGCCTGTCGGGGAAGTACTGCCGGTGGTTCGGGTTCGATCGGGACGAGTGGGTACGTCAGGCGGTCGAGGCCATAAGGATGGCCTCCGATCTTCCGATTTTGGTCCGGCCGCGGCCATCGCACAATCCGCCTCCACCGGTGCCGAAGGGAACAATCCTCGACGTGGGGCCGCTGGCGGACTCGCTGGCCAAGGCCCGCGTCGTGGTTAGTCACGGCGGCAATCTCGGTTGCGATGCGGTGATCAACGGTCGAGCACATTGCGCGTTCGGACCATCGCCGGCACGGCCAATCTCCGGCCCTATCGATCCGCCGCGTGTGCCGACTGACGCGCAGCGCCACCGCTGGATGAAGGCGCTCGCCTACTGCCAGTACAGCATGGACGAGATCGCCGACGGCACGATGTGGAAATGGGTGAGGGCTCAGCTTTGATCGTCAACGGCTTCACCATCCCGGAAGACACGATCAACTACACGGGAGCCGATGACGCCGCGCGCTTCGGGCATCGGTTGCCCTACTATACCCAGCGCGTGCGCGAGGAAGCGGAGCAACTTCGCCCCTGGCTCGTGCCGGTCATGAGCTGCCTCGACATCGGCTGCGGTCTCGGGCTGATCGACGCTCTGATCGCCAAGATCACCGGCGCCAATCACGTTCACATGATGGACGGACAGGGCGCGATCGACAACCGCGTCATGGGATACAACGACGGTACGAAAGCCTGGGCTGACGTTCGTGTCGGCCGCCGGCTCGTTGCGGCGAACACCGATGCGGACGTGACGGCGCACGTTGCCGACCCGACGGTCACGATCCCGGTAGATCTGATCGTCTCTTTCAAAAGCTGGGGCCACCATTACAATATCGACGAGTACCTCCCGCTCGCTCTCCGCAGCTTGAAGCCGGGCGGCCGCGTCATCGTCGATCTTCGCAACGGCAAGGGCGGCCGTGAGGTGCTCGAGCAGAACGGCTTCAAAGTCGTCGGCTCCTTCATCGCCTCGCCCAAATGCGTCCGCACCATCCTGGAGAGAACCTGATGAAGATCCGCGTGCTCGGTGGTGGTTTCTATGGCAGCCATCTGGCTCTGTCACTCCACCACGACGGGCACGAGGTCGAGCTTCACGAGATCGCTTCCCGACTGTTCAACGGGGCCTCGGGATCAAACCCGGCCCGTCTCCATCAAGGCGCACACTACCCGCGCTCCCGCCTGACGCGCACGCACTCACAGGAGAACTTCTCCGCGTTCATGGGCGCCTACGGTTTCCTGACGCGGCCGGTGCCCGTCAACCTCTACGCGGTCGCTCAGGACGAAAGCCACGTCGACTTCGGCAACTACGTCCAGATCCTCAAGGGCGAGATCGACATGATCCCGGTCCATGACCCGCGCGAGTGGGGCCTGGCCAATGTCGAGGGCGCGATCATGACCGGCGAGCGCCACATCGTCATCGACAAGGCGCGCGAGTGGTTCACCGCGGCGCTGCGCGGCATCGCTCAGTTCGAGATGCCGCCCGGCCCCGTCGATAGCCCCGACTACGACCTGACGATCGACTGCACGTTCTGCGCCAACGATCACGTCAACATCGATCGCTACGAGCCCTGCATCACGGCGCTCCTCGATGGGCCGACGTCGCGGGCGGTGACGATCATGGATGGCCCGTTCCCGAGCATCTATCCCTGGGACGAGGATCGCGGGCTCTGCTCGCTGTCGTCCGCCAAGTTCACGCCGCTTGCCAAGTGCGGCACGCACGAGGCCGCGCGCGAGGTGCTCGCCACGATCTCGAAGGGTGAGATACAGCAGCGCGGCGCGGCCATGTTGCAGCAGATCGGACACTACTGGCCTGAGGCCAAATGGCTGTTTCGCATCGCCGACTATCGGTTCGGTGTGCGCGCCATGCCGCTCTCGGGCGCGGCCGCGCGTCTCGTCGATGTCGTCCGCGTGGGTGAGCGCGCGGTGCGCGTGCGCGCCGGCAAGATCGACGCGGTATTCCACGCCGAGGCCATCGTCAAGGAGCTGATTGACAAATGGAGCTCGGCGTCACCGGCTACCGCAGCCAGATCGTCCAGGAAATATCCGAGTACGACGGCATCAAAGTCCAACGGCTCTCACCCCGCATAGACCTGACGAGGATCGATCGCTACCTGCTCTGTGCCGGCGTTCTGCACTCGTCTCACATCGTCGACCAGTCCTACGAGGATCAGCACATGAGCCTCGAGGTCAACCTACTCGACCCGGTGAACCTCTGCGAAAAAATCTTCGCCCTAAATTCGCGCGCCCGGATCTGCGTCATCGGTTCGGAGAGCGGTTTCTCCTGGTCCTACGATGGGGTCTATGCCGCGTCGAAAGCCGCGCTGCACAGATACGTCGAGACGAGGCCGCTACAACCCGATCAGCAACTCGTCTGCATCGCGCCCGGCATCATCGGTGACGCTGGCATGACGACGCGGCGCAAGGACAAGGACCGGCTCGCCGAGCGCGAGAAGGCGCATCCGAAGGGCCGGTTCCTGATGGCGCATGAAGTGGCGGCGATGGCGCATCACCTGCTGTTCGTCGACGACGGTTACACGTCTGGCGTTGTCATCCGCATGAATGGGGGCGAGCACACATGCAGACGGTAGTCGTGACCGGATGGCATGCGAAAGGGTTCAAAGAGTTCGCGCACCGTTTCGTCGACAGTTTCGACCGTTTCTGGCCCGGAAACATTCCGCTCGCCTGCTACGTCGAAGTCTTCGTGCCGATCCCGCGCGGCGAGATGCATCACCGCGACGAGTGCGCCGGCCTCAAGGATTTCCTCGCCGAGAACTCTGGAAACTATCTCCTCAACGGCCGCGAGCCGAACGACAGTTGGAAACCTCGCGACCGTGAGAGCGGATACAACTGGCGCTTCGATGCCGTCCGCTTCTGCAAGCAACTCTGCTACCCGGCCGCGATCGCTTCGACGTTTCCGGCTACGAGCGACATTGCGCTCGCCTGGTTCGATGCCGACGTCGTCACCTACAAGCCGGTGCCTGAGGACATGATCGAGCGCTTCCTCGGCGATCATGATCTCGTCTACCTCGGCCGGCCGGGCAAGCATTCCGAGATCGGCTTCTGGGCAGTTCGGCTCAATTCCCGGACGCGGGCCTTCCTCAAGGACTTGGCGTCAGCCTATCCGAGCGGCCGGTTCCGCGAGTTCAAGGAATGGCATTCGGCCTATGTCTTCGATCGCATCCGTGAGGAGCACGAAGCCAATGGCTTGAAGGCGCACAACTTGACGCCGAACGGCCGCGGTCACGTCTGGTTCCAGCACGAGATCGGCCTCTACACCGATCACTGCAAGGGCAACCGCAAGGTCGCCGGCATCTCCCCGGAGCGGCCGCGGTGAACCTCGACAATCTGCCGGTCGAAAAGCTCCTCGCGGAAGCGCTCAGGCGCATCGAGCGGAGGAAGGTCTACTCCTATCTGCCCTTTGGCCATCCCGACACGCTCTGCCCCACCGGCAAGGTGTGGAAGCGCAGGCGCGACGAGGGCAAGTGGTTCGAGTGGTCGAACGATCCGTGGCAGTTGGATTTCCATCAAGCCGGCCGGTACGCCAGCGAGCGGATGCTCCGGTGCGCGAACCGCGTCGGCAAGACGTTGTCTGCCGCGGCCGAAGTCGCCTATCACCTGACGGGCGACTATCCCGACTGGTGGGAGGGGCATCGCTTCAAGCACCACATTCTCTGCTGGGCTGGCGCGATCACGAACGAGACGAACCGCGACATCGTCCAGAAGGAATTGCTCGGCGGCACCGGTGAGTCCTTCGGCACCGGCATGATCCCCGGCCACCTGATGAAGCCGCCCCAGATGCGGCAGGCCGGCGTCTCCGATGTCGTCGACACCGTCAAGGTCCAGCACGTCAACGGCAAGCATTCGACCCTGATCTTCAAGACCTACGATCAGGGCTGGCTCAAGTGGCAGGGCGCGGCTCCCGATCTCGTCTGGCTCGACGAGGAGCCGGACGACATGAAGATCTTCACGGAAGCCCGCACGCGCTTGCTCACCACGCGCGGCCGGCTGATCGTCACGTTTACTCCGTTGCAAGGCCAGACCGAGCTCGTCGATCACTTCCAGAACGCGACCTCGACGTCGATCTGGATGCGTACGGCAACCTGGAACGATGTTCCGCACCTGTCGCCGGACGACAAGCGGGACATTCTCGAAAGCTATCCCGACTACGAACGGGAGGCGCGCTCGCAAGGCGTGCCGATGATGGGCGAGGGCCGCATCTTCACGACCGGCGAGGACGACATCAAGGTCCAGCCGTTCGCGATCCCCGGCTCGTGGGCGAGGATCAAGGGTATCGACTTCGGCGTCGATCATCCGGCGACCTGTGCCGACATCGCCTGGGACCGCGACAAGGACGTGCTCTACGTCACGCGCACCTGGCGCAAGTCGGGGTCGGACGTGACCGAGCACTCGAGCGCCATCGAAGACACGTCGCCCTGGGTGCCGGTCGCCTGGCCCCATGACGGCACGAACCGGGAGAAGTCCAACGGCCGGATGCTGAAGGACCACTACATCGAGAAGCGCCTTCGGATGCTCTCGCTCTCGGCCCGCTACGACAACAAGAAGGGCGGCGGCCAGCCGGTCGAGCCGATCCTGGTCGAAGTGCAGAAGCGCATGGCCGACGGCCGCTTCAAGGTGTTCGCTTCCTGCACCGAGTTTTTTGACGAGATGCGCACCTATCACCGCAAGGAAGGCAAGATCGTCGCCAAGCGTGACGATGTTCTGAAGGCGGTGTTCTACGGCGTCATGATGCGCCGCTTCGCCATCTCTGAGTTTGCAGCGCGCATCCGGCGCGCGGGTCCATCCAGCGCCTACGACAAGGCAATCGTATGAAACGACAGGGCTTCGAGCGCATCGTGCGCGACAGCAGGCTTTCTCCGGTCCACCGCGAGGAGCGCTCCAATCACCTGATCCTCGTCGCCGACGGCTGGCTCCAGGATCATCCCGAGCACCGCGGGCCCCACTACAAGACGGTCTGGGGCGTCGGCAAGAACGAGAACGATATGCGGGTCGGACGGGCCCTCTACTTCACTGGCGGCGTCGGCTCCTCGACGCGCCAGGACAGATTGGCAGCGGCGTTGAAAGACGCGCGCGAGATGGCGGATGGGCTCAATGGCCGGCGACTCTGAGACACTGAAGGTCGAGCAGAACCCGCCCAAGAAGGGCAAGAAGTTTTCGCAGAAGGACTTCGACCTGATCGCTGAGTTCGTGCGCGAGGAGCTCGGCCGCCGGCAGAACAACCGCAAGGATGCCGAGCGCGACTGGAAGGAGATCGACCGCCAGCTTCGCATGGAGCCGGACGTCTCCTACAAGTTCGACGCACAGGGGCGCAAGAAGCCCGGCATGGCCTGGATGCCCGAGATCGAGCTGCCGTTGCAAGCGCAGACGCTGGAGACGCTGACGGCCGATAGCCGCCGTCTGATGGCGCCTGACACCGGCTCCTGGTTCCGCGCGCACGCGCTGACGACAGACGAGTATTTCGCTAAGGCCGAGGCCGAGATCAAGGTCTCCGGCGTCGATCAGACCGCGCCGATCAAGCTGCGGCAGGACGATGTCGACCGTGTGGTCGAGAGCGTCATCCGCGATCTGCATTCCCAGCAGGGCGGCTGGTGGGACCAGTGGGACCAGTTCAACGCCGAAGCCTTCTCCTATGGCACCGGAATCGGCCGCGTGCGCATGGCCGAGCGGTTGGTCTATGTCGAGACGGCGCGCGGCATGGCGCGACGCAAGAGCCTGATCCCGGTCTTCTTTGCCCGCTCGATCAAGGAGACCTACCTCGACGACACGCCGCATCGGGTCATGAACGAGGGGCAGCTCATCGGCCCCGGCGTCATCCACACGAAGCGCCAGCTTCTGGCCGACATCGTCATGGCGGCTGGCAAGGGCTCGAATGAGCCGACGGACGAGAACGGCGGCTGGATGTCGAAGGCCCTGAAGGGTGTCGAGGGTGACGCTCAGGGCCTCGTCGATGTCATCGAGTGGGAAGGCGATCTACTGGTGCCGCGCACCGGGCGCTCGTCGATCTTCATTCCGGGCTCGATCGTCACCGTGCTCGTCGGCAAGGGCGCGCCCAAGGTCTTCCGCTTCCGCTTCAGGAAGTACGAGTTTTCGAGCTACGTCTCGCAGCCCTATCACATCGAAAGCCTTGGCAGCCCCTACGGCGTCGGGCCGCTGCAGAAGGGCCGGCCGCTGCAATCGGGCGCGACGCACACCTTCTGCCGGTTGCTGCAGTCGGCGATCCTCAATGTCGAGCCGCCGGTCTCCTATCCGTCGGATGACGCGGCGTTCTCCTCCACCGGCGGGCCGATCATCGAGCCGCGCGCGCTGTGGCCGACTACGGGTGAGGTCAAGCCGCACCTGATCGGCAACCCGACGGCGCTGCTCTCGGTCTATCAGGCGATCCTGACGCACTACTCCGACGTCACCGGCGTGAATGCGCCGCGGCTCGGCGCACAGGGGCTCTCGCACACGACCGCCTACTCGAAAGAGCAGGAGCTTCAGCGCGGCCAGATCAGGACCGTCGACTACGTGCGCTCGGTCATGGACAACCCATTGCAGGCCGTCATCGACCGGCAGATGCGGATGGCGCGCGGGGCCTGGACCGGCGAGCGCGCGGTCTGGGTCGCCGACTACGGCGGCTACGCCACGCTGACGAAGAACTGCATCCCCGAGGATGCGATCTTCGAGGTGTTCGGCGCGGCGGGCCCGGCGGAAGCCAAGGCCAAGACGAGCGAGCAGATCCAAGCGATCCAGGTCGTGGCCCAGATGGAGGCTGCGAAGATGCAGCTTCAGCAGGGTCCGGCGCTCGACTTCGCCGCACTGCAAAAGCGCATCCTCGAGAAGGGCGGCTTCACCGATGTCGAACAATTCTTTGCCAGCGCACCTGCTGGTGCGCCTCAACCTCCTCCGGGGGGACCCGGAGTTCCGGCAAATGCTGGAGGCGCTCAAGGCGGACCCCAAATCCAAGGCGCCGTTTCAGCGCTACAGCCCATCAGCAACGGGCAGCTCGCAGAAGCAGCTTAATCGGTTCGTCTACCAGTCCGGCTATCACGACGGCTGGGAGATGTTGTTCCGCGTCCTCACCTCTCCTGAAAGGGAAACACAGTGACCATCGAGACCACGCAACCCGTGACCAGCAACGCCTCCGCTCAGGTTCAGCCTGACGCCTCGGCTCAGAACGCTGGTGGCACGCAGACGCAAAGCCTGGAAGACATTCTGGCGGAGTTCTCCTCACCCGAGGAGACGCCGGCAGAGGTTTCCAAACCCGAGACCAAGCCGACCGAGACCTCAGCGTCAAAGCCGGCCGCCTCGATCGCAGACCCAGACATCAAGGCAATGAAGGACAAGCTCGACGCCTTGGAGCGCACGGAGAGCCGCAAGCAGCTCGAGACCGTCATCGGCCGCATCAAGGGGGATGCCCAAGTGGACCCCGATATGGTCGAGGCGTATCTCAATCTGCAGGCGCGCAAGAACCCCGCGCTTTCCACGGCATACGTCAACCGGGACAAGAACCCGGCGGCGTGGGCGAAGGTAGAGTCCCAGCTTGCCAAGGACATCCGCGCCAAATTCGGCGGCGGTGGGCAGACGATCGACACGGCGGTTACGGAGTCGCGAGAGGCCATGGCGGCAGCGGTGCGGGGATCCTCAACCGCAGCGAAGCAGGGCGAGATTTCCGACAAGGACGTGATGAACATGTCCACGGCGGATTTCAACGCGCTCCAGCGAAAGATGGGCGTTCGCCCCTGACGCTGCTCTTTTAGAGAAAGAGCACGACAATGTCTCTCACGACCACGACACAGATCACCCGCGCGGTGAATGTGATGTTCATGCGCCGGTTCCTCGAGCGCGCGAACTACCGGACGCACTACTTCAACGGTACGGCGCCCGGCAATCTGTCTCGCAATGGCGGCACCGTCACGGCTATGTGGCGCCGCATCGAGCATCTGACGCCGTCGACCACGACGCTGTCGGAGATCTCGGCCGAGACCTATCCGACCCGCAACGGCGTCCAGCCGAGCGTGACGGACGTGACGAAGGCCGTCGCGAAGTATGGCACCCACATCCTCTTGACCGAGGAAGCGGACATCCAGAACTTCAACGGCACCACCGCCGAGTTGCTCGACATCCTGGCCGCCAACGCCGGGCGCTCGATCAACATGGTCGTCCGCAACGAGATGGAAGACAACGCCACCCTCGTCTACGCGGCCGGCAACTGCGACGGTGAGAACGGTGCGATCATCACCACGGCTGCGCTGGAGAGTGTCATCAACACGCTCAACCGCAACGTCGCGGAGCCCTTCTTGGCGATGACCACCGGCTCGACCAATGTCGGCACCTCGCCGATCCTGCCGGCGTACTACGCCATCTGCCACCCTGACGTGGCGCATGACGTGGCTGGCCTCACCGGCTTCAAGTCGGTCGAGACCTATGCCGGCCAGGTGCAGGTGCTGCCGGGTGAGTTCGGCTACTACGGCCGCGGCGGCTACGGCATTCGCTTCATGGCGACGCCGGATGCCTCCATCGATCTCGCCTCGGGCGGCACGAACTCGGGCAAGCGTGGCTCGGACGCCAACGCCGATCTCTACACGACCGTGGTCTTCGGCAAGAACGCCGTCGGCACGATCGGCTTCGGCAACGCTCTCCCCGACTCCGTCATGGATGCGGACGAGAAGATGTCGATGATCGAGATCATCAACAAGCCGCGCGGTTCTGCCGGTACGGCCGATCCGCTCAACGAGCTGTCGACCATGGGCTGGAAAGCCTGGGCTGGCGCAAAGGTGTTGAATTCCGGCTGGATCCGCGGCATTCGCTCCGCGGCCACCGAGCTCTGATCGGGCTAGCAGCGTAACAGACGATAGGGCCGGGGGCTTGTTGCTCCCGGCTTTTCCATTTCAAACCATGAGGCCACGATGGGAATCGCAAGTCAGCCAGATAGCCCAGAGAATATCGCGCACCGAGCCGGGCGCGACATCTACGGCTCGATGGTGGGCGGCTTCCGCCGCACCGAGATCGCTCGCATCTGCAACGCCTGGAATGTGCCGGTTGCCGCCGGTGCGACCAAGGAGGAGATGCTCGCCGCTCTGAAGCCGCTCGAGGCGAAGGGCGTCGATCTGCTGCGGCCTCCGGTCAAAATGCCTGAGCGCGCCAGCTATCAAGGCGAATCCAAAGCCGAGACGATCACCGAGGCCGAGCGCGCGCGCGCCGCCAAGGCAGACGCCGAGATCAAGCAGGCCGAGCTTCGCGCCAAGTTCCCGGCGCTGCGCAAGCAGCTCGCCGACCTGCAGATTGGCAAGCTCCGCGCCTTCGCCAAGACGATCGGCATTCCCGGCCGGCCGACCGACAAGCGCGACGACATCATCGACAAGATCATCGAGCTCAAGGCCGATGAAGCCGAGGCAGCGCTCGCATGACCACCTTCCTCACGGGCGTTAACGACGTTCTCAACCGGGTCCACATCACGTCGGTCAACGGCCCGATCACGTCGTTCACCGACTCTGGGCGCCAGGTTCATATCGATCTCGCCATCCAGCTTTGGAACGAGGCGATCGATACTCTCTACGACATCACGAACACGCCGCGCGTCCAGGAGACGGCGGTGACGAACATCACTCTCGTCTCGGGCACGCGCGAGTACGATCTCCCGTCGGGCTTCGTGCAAATCCGCTGGCCGCTCGTCAACGAGGCGAACGGCTACGAGATCATGGAGTATCCGGGCGGCTACGTGCAGATGCGGCGCGATCAGTTGCAGCCCTCGCAGTGGACGGGCTTGCCGATGTATGCGGCGATCAACCCGACCACGGCCGATCTCAGGATGGACCGGGCACCGGATGACGACTCCGACGGTCTCGTGTTCGTTCTGCTCTACGACAAGAACAACGGCATGTCGGCGATCGCCGATGTGATCCCGGTTCCCAATGATCCCTGCTATCGCGCGCTGGTGGCGGCGATCGCGGAGGTGTGGGAGTTGAAGAAGCGCAATGATCTCGAACCCGGCATGTTCCGCTCGAGCCTCGCGCGCGCCGCTTCCTTCATGTCGCAAGCGCCGCGGAGGTCGCATTGGTAGGCAAGATCGGGGCGAAGAAGACAACCCTCGCGCAGAACGATCTCGGCAATCGCATCCGCTTCGGCGGCGGCCTGTCGACGCGCGCTTCGCCGGACGAGGTGAACGAGCGCGACTGCACGTTGGGCGAGAACTTCTCGCTCGACTACCGCAATTCCGAGTTCCGCAAGCGGAAGCAGTTCGATCTTGCTGGCACCGCGCCCAACGGCGAGCAGATCCAAGGCTTCGCCCAGCTTATCAAACGCGACGGCACGCGCACGCTGCTCGTGCAGGCGGGCCCGACCGTCTACTCGACCGACTTCACGACATGGACGAGCGTCGGCACGGTCGACGAGACGGCCAAGCTGCGCGGTCCCCGCACGCATATCTTCGAACTCGACGACGTCGTCATCATCACTGATCTTGCGGGTATCGAGCCGGTCTACACCTGGAACGGCACGACGTTCGCGGCCATGACGCACAATCTGGCGGGCACCTTCAAGGCGCGCTACTGCATTGTTGCTGACGAACGCGCCTTCTATACCAACGTCGAAAGCAACTCAGTCGACACCGAGCACCTGATCGTCGGGTCCAAGCGCTCCGACTATGCGACGCTCTCGGTTTCCAATCGGCCGTCCTCCTCGCTAGGTGCGGCCGATCCGTTCTTTCTGCTCTCGCCTGACACGAAGCAGATCAACGGTTTCGTCGCCGCCTTCGGCCTGATCGCTTTCTCGACCAAGCGCGGGCAGATGTGGAAGCTCTCGGGCAGCAACGCCACGGACTTCTCGATCGATCCTCTCTACGCGGGCTCGGCCGCCGACGGTGATGAAGCGGTTGCCTATGTCGGCAACGACGTGCATTTCGGCCGCGCGGGCCGGCTTGAAAGCCTTGCCGCCACCGATCGTTTCGGCGATGTCGAGACCGATGACCTTTCGGTCGGCATCTCGGAAGACATCACCGATCTGGATGATTGGACGATCGTCTACAACTCGCGCGAGCAGAAGGTCTACTACCACGCCGACGGCGACGAGGCGCTGTGGGTCTTCCACAAGGCGCTCGCCGGCTCCGATCTCTCGCCCTGGTCGAAGTGGACGACGCGCCACTCGATGGCCTTCAACCCAAACTGCATGATGTCGATGGTCGATCCGACCGACGGCCTCGAATACGTCTTCTGCGGCGATGACAGCGGCAACGTCTATCGGCTCGACGGGTCGGGCTCTGGCGGCGATGGCGGCACCGCCTCGATCCGCGCCTTCCGCCGCTCGGCGCTGTTCTCGAGCCCCGGCTTCTCCGAGACCTACGACATGGAGGGGATGCTCAAGTACCGCGCGGGTCTCGCCGCGTCGGTGACGGTGCGCATTCTCTGGCAGGGCCAGCGGGTCTTCAACACGGTTCTGGACCTCTCGATTCCAGCCGTTACCGACTACGAGTTCTATGGGGGCAGCAGCTACTATGGCGACGGATCAGTCTACGGCAGCGCGACCGACGGAAAGATCATCCACGAACGGTTCACTGTCCCCGGACAGTCCGCCGACTATCAGGTCGAAGTCGAGATCGACGGCACCAGTGAGTTCGCCATCACCGAGCTCGCCCTCGCCTTCTCCGTCGCTGGGGGCTAGGCGGCCGCGCCGGTCGCAGCTTTTCAAGGGGCGCTACGTCGAATACCGCGTCACGACGCGCGACGATCTCCGCTTTGCCTATGCGGCCTGGCGGCTCGGCAGCAAGATCGACATGCTGCACTTCGAGCCGGACGCCGACATGGCGGGCCCCGAGTGGGTCGAGTACACGGCCGAGTTCCTGATCGCCCACTACGCGCATGCCTTCACGCTGTTTGCCAAGACGCACGAGGGCAAGCGGCCGGCGGGAATTGCGCTCCTGCACCAGCCCGACAAGCGCGCGGGCGTGCTGTGGATGGCGGACGTCATCTGGTTCCCGTGGGCATCCTCGCGCAACAAGCTCGAAAGCATCGTCAACTTCATGAACTCGATGCGCAAGCAGTGGCTGATCTTCGAGTTCGCGATCCCGGCCGAGACTCCCTTCTTCGATCATGTCTGCCGCTACGGCGTGATGCGACGGGCGGGGACGGTCTTTGATCTTTACGCCGAACCTGCATCGGTCTTTCAGACCCGCAAACTGAGGTAGACGAAATGCCGACATCCGTAATTGCCGCAGCTCTGCCGGCGCTCGTCTCCACGGGCGTCGGCCTAGCGGCCGATAGCCTGATGGGTGGCGGTGGCGCCGAAAGCGTTGGCTCGAGCTTCAGCGAACTCAAGAAGCAGGCGACGCCCGGCTTCAAGACGCTCAACATCGGTCAGGTTGCCTCCCCGTTCGACGCCGCTGCGAAGACGCTCAAGAATACGAGCTATGCGCAGACGATGCGCTCCCCCGGCCTCAACATCGGGGTCAACAAGAAGGGCCAGGTGACGACCGGGCGCACCGGTTACGCGCAGTCCCTGATCGATCAGTTGCGCACGGCGGGCGGCGACGCGGTCGGCGGCATCAACGCGCTGCTCGGCGAGGTCAATCCCGGTTTCGGCAGGCTCACCGATGCGCGCGTCGGGGCCATCACAAGCGCGCGCGAGCGCACGACGAGCGATCTGAGGGACAGCCTCGCGCGTCGGCGCATTGCCGGCTCCTCCTTCGCCAATGACTCGATCGCGCGCACGGAGGCTGAGTTCGGCCAGGCCGAAGCCACGGCGCGCGCGGAGAGCTTCCTCGAGGAGCTCGACACGACCGCCAAGCTCCTCGATCAGCGCTTCAAAGTGCAGGAGGACGTGGTCACGAAGGAACTCACGCAGACAAACTTCGAGACCGAGCAGGGCGCGAAGGTGATGGCCGACGTGCGCCAGTCGATGCGGCAGACGCAGGCGCTGATGTCGGAGATCATGCTGGCCAAGGCACAGACGCTGGCAAGGTCGCGCGAGTTCAACGCCGGCGCCTACAACAATGCGCAGGTCGCCGGCACGAATGCGGCTGCCAACCTGACGGGGCAGGCGACCGAAGTCGATCAGGGCGTCGGCTCGACGATCGGCCAGTTGTTCCAGCCGGTCGGCAAGGCTGTGGGGGATGCGGCGGGATCGTACTTCGGCAAAGAGGCCGGGCTCGGATCGGCCGACTGGACAGCAACGATAGGGGCCTAAGATCATGGCTGGAGCGGTATTCGCAGGATTCGGCAAGGGCCTCTCTGAGGGGCACCGCCAGGGCATCGCCGATCGTCAGCAGGGGCTCCAGGAGCGCAAGCAGACGTTCGATGAAGGCGAGTCCCTCTGGGACAAGGCGATCAAGACGGTCGATGGTTTGGCGGCAAACGCCGTGCAGCTCGTCGCCAATGCGCCGTCGCCGGACAAAATCCCGCGTCAGACATTGATGACGATTGAACAGAACGTGAACGACATTGCTGCTGGTTTGGCTGAACTGCCGGGCGGTGAGACGATCGGGCCGGCGCTGGTCAAGGGCTTCCAGGCCAAGGTGAAGGGCGGCCTCACGCAAGCGCAGGCGGCCGAGCAAGCCGCGAATGCGGAGATCGCCGGTGCGCGCGTAAAGGAGGAGGCCGGCATGGAGTCCGGCATGCGTAAGCCCAAGTCGGCGCGCGAACAGGGCGACGAGATCGAGCTTTCGATCAAGCGCAAGATCGCGACCGGTGGCATCTCAAGCCTGACTCCCGGCGAGCAGGACTACGTCAACAGGTTCATGACGAAGCAGTCGGGCGGCGGTGGTGGGGTTGACGATCTCCTGTCGCAGTTCGGCGGCGGCGCGGCGGCGGCACCGGCTGCCTCTGGCGCGACGCTACGCCCCCCCGCCAGCAGCGAGATCGCAGCGGCTCGTGCCGCGATCGCCAATGGCAAAGACCCGAACGCTGTTCGCCAGCGCCTTATCGACAATGGCATTGACCCGAGCGGGCTGTAATACATGGCAGGCTTGACGTTTGACGATCTCCCGACTGTTGGACAGTCGGGGGCCGGAGGCTTGTCGTTCGATGATCTGCCGGATGCGAAGGCATCTGCGCAGCCTCAGCAAAGCGCGGGGCTGACGTTCGACGACTTGCCGGATGCTAAGGAGGACAAGCTTGGGGCCATGGGCTCCTCATGGGGAATGATGACCCCTGAGGAGCAGAAAGCGTGGAGCGCGGAGCGAGAGACGAAGCTTGCGGACTTTGCGCGCGTGCAAGACACGACCGCGACTGGTCTTCGCCAGGAAGCGGCCTCGCCGAAAGCCGATAACTCTGATCCGCTGTTCAACTATTTTTCGCAGGCACTCGACACAGCTCGCGTCAAGGACGCGGATCAGTTTGAACAAGGCGCACAGAAAAGCCGCGACGAGCTGAGATCCATCCAGAAGGGCACGGCTGATCCCGTTCGCAAAACGGCGACACGCTCTGCGGTTGAAAATCTCGTTCGCGGTGTCGGCGCTGATGTGGGCGCGGGGTTGGTCGAGACCATTGGCATCGCGGCTGGGTACGCCACGCGCGCGGTCTCTGGCGACAAGATCGACCCTGCCGACAACGCTCTCTACAAGGTCGGACAATCGATCCGCGAGTATGTCGAGAAAAGGTTCCCCGGCGACGAGCGGCGGCAGGACGAGCTAGCGCAGCAACTTGCCCGGGGTGCTGGACAGGTTGCCGCTCTCTATGGGCCGAACGCAGCGCTGCGTATTGTCGGTGCCGGCACGAAGACGATGGTCGGTGTTTCGACGGCCACTGGTGCGGGCATGGAAGGCTCGTCGCTGTTCAATGAAGCGACAGCCGCCATGAGGGAGCAGGAAAAGAAAGCCTCCTCCAAGCGACAGACGGCAGCACGTGGTCCGGTTGACCCGATTACCGAGCAGGACCGCTTCATCAACTTCATGGGTGGCATCGGGCTCGGTGCGACTGAAGCCATACCGCTCGCCACCGACTTCGCCGGCAGTATGCGTGGATGGCGTCGAGTGCTCGCGAAGGGCGCCGAGCAGGGGCTTGAGGAGGGCGCTCAGGAAGCTGGGCAGACGATGGGCGAGAACATCCTGGCCCAGAACACGTTCGACCCCGAGCGCCGGACTATGGAAGGTGTTGGCAATGCCATCGCCGTTGGTGGCATCCTCGGCATATTGGGTGGGGCTGGTAGCGAAGCCATCACGGAGATGGTGCGACCCAAGTCTGAGTTCGAGGAAGCCCTTGATCTCGACACCCCCGCAGGAGCCGCTCCCGAGGCCGCTGGCGGCCTTCCCACTCCCGAAGGTCTCGTTCCCGCTCAAGATGCCCCCCCGCCTCCACCGGCCCCCGTAAGCTCTCCTGAGCCACAGAGCGGATATGAGCGGCTGCATGGGGAGACTGGCGCATCTGCAAGTCGGCCTACACCAAAGGTAGGTGACTTCGTTCAATGGACGTCTGGCGGTGCGGATCAGTTCAAGTCTCCGCAGCGGGTTGTGTGGGTCTCCGACGATGGAAGCTACGTTCGCGTCGAAGGTAGCATGACGGGCTTGCCCGCCGGAGAGACGACCGTTGTTGGCCCAGTCCCGCCATCGACTGCTACGTCGACCGTCCTCGAGGAACTCACTCAGCGCGAAGGTGGCAAGAAGTCTCCCCTCGGCAAGGCGGACGTGAAGGCCGAGGATGCGGCATCCTTCTACGGGAAGGGGGCCACGCCCTATCCTAAGACCGGCGATGGGTATGGCGACAGCCCGGCGCCATCGGCAACTTCTACCGTGCTTGACGAGATTTCCAAGCGCGAAGGCGGCAAGAAGTCTCCCCTCGGTAAGGGTCTCTCTGAGATCACGGCTGGGCAAAAGGGTGGACAGGCGGCTGTCGATCGCGTGGCGGGAACCGTTGCGGCGGTCCCCGTTGGCGAGCCCGTCAAGATCACCACGCCGGATTCCTCCGCCGAGATCGAGGCCCGTCCCGTCCTGGTCGAACTCGACACGCTGAAGCCAGCCTCGGGCAAGCTCCAGCCCCGCGACCGCGGCCGTGTCGAGATGGTGCAGGAGGCCAAGGAGCGCGCTGTCAGGCTCGATCCCGCGCGCCTGATGCCCGATCGCGTCTCCGACGCCGGCGCTCCCATTGTCACGGCCGACGGCACCGTCATCTCCGGCAACGGTCGAGTGCTCTCGATTGCCGAGGTCTACAACAGCCCTGCCCTGAAAGCCCAAGCCAACGCCTACAAGGCGGCGCTGCCGGCCGAAGCGCAAGGCATGAAGAAGCCCGTGCTGGTGATGCAGAGCCAGCTTTCCGGGCTTGATGCCGAGCGCTTCGCCCAGCAGTCGAACCGTCCCCGCATCGCGACCATGAGCGCGACCGAGCAGGCGAACACCGACGCCGCGGTCATGGGTGACATCCTCGATCTCTATCAGGGGGGCGACTTCGAGTCGGCTCCGAATGCGCCGTTCCTCAAAGCGTTTGCCACGAACGTAGTCGCTTCATCCGAGCGCAACTCCTTCTCCAAGGACGGGCAACTCTCGGCCGAGGGCATGCGCCGCATGCAGGGGGCGATCCTTGCCCGCGCCTATGGCGAGACCGGTTTGCTCTCCCGCATGCTTGAGTCCACGGACGACAACGTCCGCGCGATCGTCGGCGCGCTCCAGGATGCGGCACCGCAGATGGCGGCGCTGCGCAAGGCGGTGCAGGCCGGCCAAGTCATGGAAGGGCTCGATCCGCTCCCCGACATCTCGGCCGCCGTGTCTCTGGTGTCCGACATGCGGAAGAAGCGGCTATCGCCGGCCAAGTTCTTCCGCCAGATGGACGCCTTCACCGAGGTCAACCCGGATGTGGCCGGCTGGGTGCTTTCGCTGTACAATCCGGCCGATCCGAAGACGGGAGCCGAAGCCGGCGAGCACGCGCTGTCGCGTCCGCAGATGGCCGCTGTCTTCAAAGCGTTCGCCAACGAGGCGATGCAGCACAAGACGGGAGGCTTCTTTGACGATGAAACTACCCGATCCGCAATCCTCTCTGCCGTCGGCCGCAACGCCGCCGGAGCCGTCGTGGGAGAAGCTCCAGGTAATGGCCCGAGCGATGGAAGCAGTGGGTCAGCAAACGGGCAAGCGCCGGTTGGTGGAAGGGGCCCGCAAGCTTCGCTCAGTGATGCGCAAGCGCCAGCTTCGTCAGGAACTGAGCAAGGCGAAGTAGAGCCGCGCGCACGCCGCGAAGCCTTCAAGCGCCTCAAGAGCGGGGCTGACTATGAAGTCCCGCTCGACACCATCTCGACCATCTACGAGGCGGTTGCCGATGACATCGGCATGGTGCCTGCCGACACGCATTTCGGCGTTGTCGAGCGAATCGAGAACTCGAGCGACCCGAAGGCAAAGGTCGGCGAGGAAGTCGTCAAGGTCTACATCCGCTTGGCGAATGGCAAGCTCGGCACGCGCAAATACCTCCGCAACTTCATCACGAAGGCCGGCGCGTTCTACGATCCCGATGTGAATGCTCTAGTCTTTGTCCGGCTCGGCCAAGTGCCGCGGCTCGGCCGCGAGGGGGCCGCCTTCGCTAAGAGCCTCCGGGGTGAGCTGCGGCACGAGCTTCTTCATCTGCTCCGCCGTAAGGGCGTTCTCACCGGGGCCCAATGGAACGATCTCGTCCGCCATGCTCGTCGTCTCCAGGTGTTGCGCTATGCGCAGTCTTCGTTCACGCAACTGACGGGCAAGCCGCTTCCGGCGAACCCCGAGCAACGCACGCTCGAGACACTCTACACGCTTCTATATAGGTCGAACGACAACACCGACAAGGAAATTGAGGAGAATCTCGATCAGGAGTTTGTCGCGCACGCGCTGGAGCTCGCCTACCACGGCAAGCTGAACGAGAAGGAAGCAGCCCCGCTCCAGGGTCTCATCGACAAAATGGAACTCCGCATGTACGGGCGGGGGGCCACGGCAGCGCCGGTCAATGGGCGGCCGTCGGCTTCTCTGTCCCCCAACTCCCGTCCTCCTCTGGACATGAGCCCAGAGGCAAGGAAAGCAAGAGCAGAGGAGATGGGGTTTGATACGAGCTTTGTTGCGTATCGCGGGATGAAGGGTGAATACTCCGACAGCGTTGCTGGCTCACTTGACTACCAATTCTTTGCCCGCGATCCTTCAGTGGCCAGCGAATATGCTGAAAACGGCGTCGTTGTTCCGGTTTGGCTTCGCTTGGGGAGAGGCTTGACTATCAATGCCAGAGGACAGCCGTTCTACGGAATAGATCCTCGCAGTCTGCCACTTGATATCCACCGGACGGCCAGAGAAATCGCCGACGAGATCGCCAAGAAAAGCAGAAGTCAACCAACCATTGATGCAGAGGTTCTGGCGCGGGCCGCCAAAGCCTCTGGCTACGAATCTCTGACGATCAGGAATGTCATCGACAATTTTGATCTGAACAATGAGAAACGCTCGACAATTCATGTCGTCTTCTCCCCCTCCAACATCCGCTCCACCTCTGCTGCTTTTGATCCGAAAGAAGGAACCAGCACGAAGCTGTTGGCTTCACTAGCTCCCTCAAGCGCTCCTTCTCTCGACCCAGATGCAGCAGGGCCGCTGCGCAAGGCCCGCGACTCCGCTCTGGAGTTCCTCCAGGACGCGCAACTCCGCGTGCGCCGCCTAGTCGAGCGCGCCGACGAGCCGCTTCCCGACGACGCCGATCCCTACATGGCGATGACGCTCTACCACGGCCGCCTCGGAGGCCGGGCAGAGGCGGCAACTGAGAAGGCGAAGGTGATCCTCCAGGGGACCAACGCCATCGCCAAGGCAACGAACTCGCCGCTCGAGAACGTGAAGCGCCTGATCGATCTCTACCTCGTCGCCAAGCACGCGCCGGAGCGCAACGCCGTCCACGGCGACGGCTCGGCCGGCCTGACGAATGCGGAAGCGACGGCCGCGCTCGCGCGGGTCTCGGCACTTCCGCAAGGGGCCGACATCATCCGCGTCGCCGGCCTCGTCCAGGAGATGAATCGGCAGACGCTGCAGACGCTCCTCGATGGCAAGGTGATCTCTCAGGAGACCTTCGATCTCCTCTCGGCCACCTATGCGAACCATGTCCCGCTCAACCGCATCCTTCCCGAGGGTGACGAGGAGATCGGGGCGATCCTCGCCGGCGGCGGCTTTGATGTCCGCGGCACCGGCCTCAAGCGCGCGCAAGGCTCCAAGCTCCCAATCGCGCCAATCCTTGAGAACGTCCTGCTCAATCATGAGCAGGCGATCGTGCGCGCCGAGAAGAACACGGTCGATCTCGCGACCCTCGCCTTCGTTCGCCGCTTCGAGGACGATCTCAAAGGGCAGATCACGATCCTCGGCGGCAAGAAGCCGGCGCGCACCATCGACGCGGCCGAGCGCGGCATTCGCGATCAGATCACGGCGCTGAAGAAGATGCTGCCGAAAGACGACCGGCCGCATCACATGGATCGCATGCCCGCGACGTCGATCAACGATCCGCGCGTGCTCGAGCTTCGCGAGGACGGGGAACGAGTCTTGATCCGCTTCCGTGATCCAAAGCTCGCGGCCGCTTTCAAGGCGACGAACTCCGAGAAGATGCCGCGCGTGCTCTACCCGCTCATGGTCTACACGCGGGTCATGTCGCAGTTGGCGACGCGCTTCAATCCCGAGTTCACCGCACCGAACAAGATCCGCGACATCCAGGAGACGGCCATCTACATCGCCGCTCAAAAGGAGCTCGGGGCCAAGGGTGCCGCGAAGTTCCTGCTGCGCGAGATGAAGGGCGAGAACTACAAGGCCATTCTCGATTGGATGATGGGGCGCGATACACCTGGCGCGCGTCTCTATCAGGAGATGATCGACGAGGGCGGCACCACGGGGGGCCTTGCGCTCTCATCGCGCGATCGCGTCAAGGAGAGTATCGCTGAGATCGAGAAGCTCGTCACGGCAAGCCCCGCGAACCTTCGCAAGCTTCTGAAGTCCACTGCCAATGCCTTCGATCATCTGAACAAGGTGTTCGAGGACTCGACCCGCCTCTCGGCCTACCGCTCCGCCAAGGGGCGCGGGCTCACGAAGAAGCGGGCCGCCGTCCACGCCAAAGAGGCGAGCATCAACTTCAATCGCATGGGCACGGCAGGCCCCGTCATCAACGGGCTCTGGATGTTCTCGAACGCCTCGATCCAGGGCACGACGAAGATGGTTCGGGCGATGAAGAACCCGAAGGTCGCCGGCGTCGTCGTTCTCAGCATGGCGGCGGCCGTCACCGCGCTCGGTGAATGGAATGATCAGTGGGACGAGAAGTGGCGCGAGAAGGTGACGAAGTGGGACCGTCTCAACTCCCTCGTCGTCGTCCTGCCGAGCACGACGGCCAATCAGTTCAACTATGTCGTGATCCCGGTGTCGTGGGGCCTGAAGCCGATCCTGAACCTCGCGAACTACGCCTACGATGCAGAGCAGGGGATCGAGTGGGCGTGGGGAGACTTCCTGCGCGACATGACGACGGCGACGCTTGAGGCCGCCAATCCGGTCGGCGGCACGACGCTGACACAGGCACTGGTGCCGACGGCGCTCGATCTTCCCGTGGACATCGCCTCGAACACCTCCTGGTCAGGCTCCAAGATCAAGCCGGACCCGCAGCGGGGCGTGCCCGAAGACGTGCGCTACTTCTCCTCGCTCAAGGACAAGACGTCGGGGCAAGTCTCGATCGCCGCGACCGAGGCGCTTGTCGATAGCACGGGGATCGCAGTCTCTCCGGCCGATGTCAACTACGCCTTCGAGCAGACGGTCGGCGGCGTCGGCCGCTCGGCTGGCCGCGTGCTGACGACGGCTCAGGCCGTGATTGAGGGCAAGGTTCCCGACAAAGATCAGTTCCCCTTCCTTGCCCGCTTTTACCGCCGGCGCGAGGGCGAGGAGATCGGCGCGGGGCAAAGCCTCGGCACCGAGACCCGCGAAGTCCGACGCATCGTCGATCAGCAGGGCCGCGAGCGCGTGCGGCGGAAGTATCAGATCGAAGGCATCTTCGAGGAGATCAAGAAGCTTCCGAAGGACGAGATCAAGCAGCGCATCGCGGCGGAAGTGAAGAAGGATCCGGCCGTTTTTGACATCTTCAAGGGCCTCATCGAATCCGAGGCCAAGGGTCTCACCGGTCTCGACAAGCAGATCACTCTGCTCGGTGTCGAGAACGGCGAGCGCGCCCGCTACTACTTCGACCGACTGAAAGAGGCCAGCCCTGACGAACGCCGTTCGATTGTCGAGGACGGCGTCAAGAAGGGCCTCATCTCGCGTGGCGTGATCGAGCAGATCGGCGTGCTCAATCAGCTCGAGCGCTTATCACCTGATCAGCGCAGACAAGTCCGCACTCTCGCCAGCGAGAACGGGCTCCGACTGCCTCCCGAATAGGGCCTCTCAATCCATGTCCTACAATCCCTTCACCCAGGTGTCCGTCACCGGGTACAATAGCAATCCGCCTTCTGACGACGGTGCTCAGAACGCGGCCAATCAGATCACGTGGTCAAAACACAAGACGAAGATCGGCGATCCGCTGAAGACGGCGGTCGAGGACCTCAACACGAACGTCTATGCCGCGTTCGCGAAACGGTTCCTCGCCTCGAAAACCGTGCTGTCCGCCGACTACACGCCGGTCTCTGCCGACTACGGCAAGATGCTGGCGGTTTCCGGGTCGCGCACGCTCACGCTGACGGATTCATCCACCCTCGGCGAAGGCTGGCATGTGACGGTCGTCAACGTCGGATCGGGCATCGTCACGCTCTCGGGCACGATCAACGGGCAGAGCTTCATCGAGCTTCCGAACCTGAACGATAGCGCCGTCATCATGTCGGACGGGGCCGACTTCGTCGCGGTGATCAACCGCACGCAGGATGGCCCGCTCGGTCAAATGACGTCGATCGCCGGGACGACAGTGCCGAACGGCTGGCTGAAAGCCGACGGCCTGACCATCGGCTCGACCGGCTCCTCCGCCACCTACAAGGGCGAGAAGTATCGGGCGCTGTTCAACTACCTGAAAACCTCCTGGGGCAATCTCGGCACCGAGAGCTTCGATGCCAATCAGACGGTGCTGCTGCCGTCCCTCCGCGGCAAGGTGCTGGTGGGCGAGGATGCGAGCCATCCGATCGGCACCACGGGCGGCTCGCTCACACAGACGCCGGCAGGGTCGATCTCGGTTTCATCGAACGCACTGACGGAAGCGCAACTGCCGGCGCACAATCACACGGCGACCACGGCGACCGAGCCGAACCACCAGCACACGATCCCGAACTCCGGCAACACGGTTGCCGACGTCCGAACGGACGGCTCGAACTCGGCCGCGGGTCTCAACAGCGACACGACCGGCAACGCCGGCACGCACAATCACACGGTAACGGTGCAGAACACCGGCTCCGGCTCCACTCACACCCATACCGCGACCCTGACTGGAACCTCCATGTCGGTCGAGCAGCCTTGGGCTGCCGGTATGTGGATCATTCGCTACTGAGGCGAGACAAGATAGATGGCAAGCAATCCCTATGTGAACGTCTCGATCTCGGGCTACAACTCTGATGCCCCGACGGATGACGGCGCTCAAACCTCAAACAACCGCATCACCTGGGCGAAGCAGAAGACGAAGCTCGCCGATCCGCTGAAGGTCGCCATCGAGGCGATGGACGCGGCAAACGACGATGCCTTCAACACGATCGCCAACATCCTCGTCGACTTCACGGGGGACTTCGGCTCGGGCGGCATCACCGGACTTGTGCCGGCTCCCGGCGCTGGTGACGCGGCGAACAATCGCTTCCTGCGCGCCGACGGCACTTGGACGACGCCAGCCGGCGCGGGCTCGGTCACGAGTGTCGCGACCGGCTCCGGCCTCACCGGTGGCCCGATCACCGGCTCGGGCACGATCAGCCTTGCCAGCATCGCAAACAATACCGTTCTCGGCAACCTCTCGGGCGTGACGGCTGCGCCTGGCGCGGTGCTGCTGCCTGCCTTGCTGAATGCACTGGATGTCTTCCAGGGCGATCTCGGTTCGGGTGGCGTCAAGGGTTTGGTGCCGGCACCTGCGGCAGATGACTATGCCAAGTTCCTGCGCGGTGATGGCACCTGGGCGGCGACCGTCGACAACTACTCGGGCACCGTCACGAGCATCGCCACGGGCTCCGGCCTCACTGGCGGTACGATCACCTCGAGCGGGACGATTTCTCTCGCCGCGATCTCGGACCAGACTCTGCTCGTCAATCTGAGCGGCGGAAGCGCCGCGCCGACGGAACACAACATCTCCGAGCTGACGCCCTACCTGAACGCCTTCGGCGGCGACTTCGGCTCTGGCGGTTCTCGCGGCCTGGTGCCGGCTCCGCTCGCCGGGGACAGCGGCAAGTATCTTCGCGGCGACGGCACCTGGGTCACGGTCTCGGGCACGGGCACGGTCACGAGCGTCAACATCACCGCACCGGCTGCGGGCATCACGGCCTCCGGCGGGCCGGTCACGACGAGCGGCTCGATCACGCTGGCGCTGGCCGATGATCTGGCGGCGCTCGAGGGGCTTGGCTCGACGGGCTTGGCGGCGCGCACCGCGTCCAATACCTGGGCGCAACGCACGATCACAGGCACCTCGGGCCAGATCACCGTCTCGAACGGCGACGGCGTGTCGGGCAACCCGACGCTCTCGCTGCCGGCCGACGTGATCATTCCGACGATCATCACGGCCCCGAACAGCGGCTTGCACATCCTCGACACGGATGCGAGTCACGATCTCATCATTACGCCCGGCTCGAACCTGACGGCCGATCGCGTGCTGACGATCACGACTGGGGATGCTCCTCGCACGCTGACGGTCACGGCTGACGCCACGATCACCCAGGATTACTCGACGAGCGGCAGCCCGCAGTTCGCCGCGATCAATCTCAACCATGCGACCGCCAACACCCTGACGGCCTCTGGCGGCCACATGACCATCGAAGGCGCGACGGTCTGGGATAGCGGCAACGACGGCGCGGCCTCTGGGCTTGATGCCGATCTGCTTGACGGCAAGAATACCGGCACGAGCGGCAACGCGGTGCCGCTGCTCGACGGCACTAACACTTGGAGCGGGCAGCAGACAATCTCCGTCGGCTCGGCGGCCACCACTGAGCCGCTCCGCTTGGTCAACACGACCGACAACGCCTCGGTGCAGGTCTTCCAGTTTGAAGGCGACCGCGCGACGATGGCGGCGAACGACGAGCTCTATGGTTCGTGGCTGCTCTCCGATAGCGCCGGTACTCAGACCGAGTTCGCACGCATCACGGTCAAGGCCACGACGGTCACGGATGCGTCGGAGACAGGCCGTTTGCAGTTCGGCGTGATGACGAGCGGTTCGCTCGCCGACAAACTCTACCTAACGGACACGGCGCTCACTCCAGCGGCTAACGATGGCACGGCGCTCGGCACCACGTCGCTCGGCTTCTCCGATCTCCATCTCGCATCTGGTGGCGTGATCAATTGGGTGAACGGCGAGATCACGCTCACCGAGACCGATGCCAATACCCTGACGCTGGCGGGTGCCACGCTCGTACTCCCCGCCTCCTCTGGTCTTACAATCGGCGCGTCCAATCCGTTCTCGGACTCGGCTGGCACCTTGACGCTGCAGAACGTCGACGCGATCGACTCCTTCACCGAGTCGACGATCGAGGCGGCGATCGACACGCTACCGAACCTTACCTCAATCCAAGGCCGGACGGTGACGCTTGCTGATGCCGGCGCGGATCGCATCTTCGGCTGGGATGACTCGGCCGATGCCTATGTCAATCTGAGCGTGGCCGACGCGACGGCCGTGCTCAACGAGTACGTCGGCGCTTCGGCTGGAACTCCCGGCACAAAGGGTCTCGTCAACGCTGCGGCTGCCGGCGACCATGGCAAGTTCTTCCGTGGTGACGGCACGTGGCAGACGATTGGCGGCGGCGGCGACATGCTCGCCGCGAACAACCTGTCTGATCTGACGGACGTCCCGACCGCGCGATCAAACCTTGGGCTCGGCTCCATCCTCGATACCTTCATCGGCGATGCTGGTTCGGGCGGCGGCAAGGGTCTCGTTCCTGCACCGGCCGCGGGCGATGATGGAAAGTTCCTCAAGGGCGATGGCACGTGGTCGAACCTCGCGCCGACGCTGGACATCGGAAGCACGGACACGACTCTCTCGCGTGCTTCCGCGGGTCGCCTTGCTGTGGAAGGCGCGACGCTGGGACCGACTCTTGGGACACCTGTTACCACCACATCGGGGACGACCGTCGATTTCACGAACATTCCAAGCTGGGCACGACGCATTACCATCATGTTCGTAGGCGTCAGCACGAGCGGCACATCAAACCCGCTGATCCAGATCGGCGATTCAGGCGGCATCGAAGCCACAGGCTATCTCGGCGGTGGCGGCTTCAACCAGCCGGCGAACGTGTGTTCGGCAGCGCTGTTCACGACCGGCTGGGGTATTGGCTATGGCATTGCCGCTAACCTCATCCACGGAGCCCTGACGCTCTATTGCGTGGACCCGTCAACATTCACATGGGTGATCTCTGGCGTGATTGCCCCGTCGAACACGGCGAGCGTCGGCATGATCGCGGGCTCCAAGAGCTTGTCCGCTGCTCTCGATCGTATTCGCATCACGTCGGTCGGCGGGACCGACACGTTCGACGCCGGCACCATCAACATCATGTACGAATGAGGCGCACTATGAAATTCTTCTATGACATCTGGTCCTGGCTCTGCTCTCTGATCCTCATCCGCGAGGAGCCTGAGACGAAGCCAGTCGAGAAGCCCAAGGCCGAGCCCAAGGTCTCGGTCCCGAGCGTGCCGAAAGAGCCGAAGTGGCTGGCGCTTGCCCGTGCCGAGCTCGGCGTCAAGGAAGGCGCCGGCACGAAGAACAACCCGCGCGTGCTGAAGTATTACGCTGACGCTGGGCATCCTGAGATCGCCCATGACGACATCGCCTGGTGCGCGGCCTTCGTCGGGGCGATGCTCGAGCGCTCGGGCGTGCCTTCCAGCAAGGGCCTCGCTGCCCGCGGCTATCTCACCTGGGGCAAGGAGGTAACGAAGCCCTATCCCGGCTGTGTCGCCGTGTTCAAGCGCGGCACCGGCTGGCAGGGGCATGTCGGCTTCTACGTCGGGGAAGGCGAGAAGGGCATCAAGCTCCTCGGCGGCAATCAGGGCGATGCGGTCTCCGTCATCACCATGAAGAAGACGGATCTGCTCGGCTATTGCGAGCCGGTGACGATCGCGAACAGTCGCACCATGCGCGCCGGCGGGGCCGCCATCGGCCTCACCGGAGCCGTGGCGCTGGCCGAGCCCGTCTCCAAGGGCGTCGAGTGGCTAGGTGGCGTGCCGATCGCGCTTGAGTGGCTTGGCAAGGTGCCGTGGTTGTTGGACGCCGCACCCTATCTCAAGTCGGTCGCGGGAATCCTCGGGCTTTTCATGATCGGCTCGATCCTGATCTGGCGCACGCAGGACTGGAAGGAGAAGGGGAAATGATGAAGCTCCTCCTCCTCATCGCGAGTGCCGTCGGCATGATCTCCCGATTCCTGCCAGGCGGCCTGATCGCACGGCTGGCACTCGGGCTCGTAAACCATTGGCGAGTTGCTCTGCTCGTCGTCGCCGTTATTGGCATCTTCGGGCTTGGCGCTCGCGCCGGCTACCTCGGCGGCTACACGCGCGGGGTCAACGCGGGGTTTGAACAGGGAGTCGCACATCATGAAAGACTCGTTGCAGAGGAGAACGCCAAGCGAGCGGCGCTCGCTGTGGAAGCCGAGAAAGTCGTCGAGGCTGAGACTAATGCAGCTCGCAAGGCTGAGCCCACTGTTCGCGCTGCTAAGCTACGGCTGTGTCGGGTCGATGCCAATTGCCGGGACCGCTTGCGGAAGCCTCGGAAAGCAAGAAAGCTGGTCCCCAAACGACAGTTGGCAGACGATCAAGGAAGTGAGAGCGGGGAACGCGCGCCGGTCGGGCTACTGCGGTAAGGGATGAACGGCAATGATCGACGACGATATTCTGGAGCCAGACTATGGACCGACTTGGCGAGCGGGTCGCCGCGATAGAGCAGGAACTGCGCATGCGTGGCCCGAAGCACGAGGAGATCGAGCGGACGATGCACAGTCTCACTCGGCAAATGGATCGAGTGCTGCTGTTGGGTACGCAAGCCTTGCAAGAGATCGGCACGCTTTCGGAGGGCCTCGAGACGTTGCGATTGGATTTCACGAAACACGCCGGCCGGTCGATCATCCAGATCGTGCGCGAGCGGTGGCTCGAACTGCTTCCCTGGATCGGATCGGCCGGGATCGTGCTCGTGCTCTACCCGGATCTGGCCTTCAACATCGGCGTGAAGCTCATCGGGGGCCTGGCCGACTAGCCCTGATCGGGGCGTCCTGGGGCCTGTTCACGGCGCTATTGCTGTTCGCCCTGATCGACAAGTTCACCTGATGCCGAAGCTCTGGCAACAAGCTCCTATGCCAGTGTCAGGCATGAAGGCGGATGCCGTCTCTCCCTATCGCGGCTCGGACTTTGTGACCTTCAATGAGGAGGCGATTTGGCCAGTCGCCTCGCGCGAGCTTGGGCAGTGGCATTTCCTGTGGGCAAACCGGGCGATGGGTGGCTGGAATGACAAGCCCAACAGTCCCTACGTGACGGTCAATGGCCGGCGCTATGGATGGTCCTACACGACGGTCACGCTTGCAAACATCGCAACGCTCGTCCAGGCTCGAGCAGCCTATGTGAGCATGATTGCAGCGCGAGACCTAGCCGCCCGGTACGGGCTTCGCGTGGTGGCGCACGGCGACACGGCGGAACTCTCTCGGCTCGCCTCTGCGGCAATCGTCGTCGACGGCATGCTCTCCTATCGCAACGTCGTCTACTGTCCTCCGTATATCGGTTATCATATCGACGGCGTTATCGTCGACTACGAATGCCAGGATGGCCGGACGACAGCGGCGACGAGAAACTTTCTCGCGCGGCTTTGCAATGACGTTCCTACTTCTCAGGTCTATCTCTACACCAATCCGATCGACTCACGTGGTTACAAAGAGTCCGGCCTCTCCGGCAACGAGCGCTATCACTACGATCTGTTTGCCGGGGTGCCGATCCATGCCTTTGCTGCAGACCGGCCGAAGGTCGCAGCATCACTGCTTGACTCTGTTCGGGCCTGGGGTGGAAACCGCAAGTGCTACGTGATCTACGAGCTTGGTGTGAATCGGCCTGCCGATGCGGGAGCGGTTCGGAAGTTCGTAGGTGACAGGGGATTGCTCGGAGTTCACATCTGGCGGAACGGCGCGGATGTGGACACGGTTGAGAACTTGAGAGAGGTCGGGATCTTCGCGAACGCCTGGCTTTGACCGGTCTTTCCCTGAGAAAATTCTGCGTCGTTGTCACCATATCTAAACCTTTGCGCTTGCGCTGTCAAGAAACCCATGCTAGATTTCCGGAAATTTTTGCAGATGGGTTTATTGGAAATGCGCCGCCGGGCGTTCGCCAGAACAGCAAGCCAAGCTGACGAGCTAAGGCAACGAGGCTACGACGTGATCTATGAGGCGACAGAGCTTCGCGACTTCCTCAAGGCCATGCGGCCGGGCGAAGTCTACGGCGTGGACACGCTCGCGGCCTTCGCCGACGCCAAGATCAAATCGACGCCCAAACGGCGGCGATCCCTTTGGGAAGCTCTCAACGCCGTTCCGGCCGGTGCCGTGATTGAGGACGGCAAGGGCCGCCGCTCTGATAGAGACTGCGTGGCGATGATCTCCGAAGCGGTCGAGGATGTCACTCAGTCGCGCAAGGCCGACGCTGCTCGCCGCAATGGCGAAAAGAGCAAGGGCCGTCCCAAGTCGAAGTTGCGCAAGCAGATCGAGGCGGTGCGGCCGATATGGGAGTCGCGCAAGTACACGCCAGAGGAAGCAGTCAAGCGAATGCCCGAGGGCTGGACGGTGCGCAAGGCGTACTGGCTGCTCGGGCCTAGAGGATGAGGAGACGTTAGATGTGTGGGCCTGTCGGCTACGTCGTGAATTTTCCCCCGCGCCAAGCTCTGCCGGACGGCTACGAGGTTTGGGGCGAGTGGGGCGAGATCAGGAATGGTGAGACCGGCATCGGCGCTTATTGTTGGGTGCGCGGTAACTACGAGGTCATCAGCGATCCGTTCGCTACTCGATGGGAAGCGCGACGCGATGCCATCCGGCACGCTGCGGCTCAAAACTGAGGAGACGGATATTGGCCATCGAGACCTACGCCAAAGGCACAAAGGTTCCGGTCCAGAAGACCCGGATGGAAATCGAGCAAACCCTGATTCGCTACAAGGCGAAGGCCACCGCATTCTTCAACAAGGAGACGGAGGCCGCTGTCGCTTTCGAGATGGCTGAGAGGCGCATCATGTTTCGCATCATCTTGCCCGGAGGCGACAGCGCGAAGGCCGAGCGTGGGCGTCGTGAGAGGTGGCGCGCGCTGCTACTGTCGATCAAGGCGAAGCTGGTTAGTGTAGAGAGCGGCATTGAGACTTTCGAGGATGCGTTCATGGCACACGTTGTTATGCCAGACGGTTCGACAGTGGCAGATCACGTTCGGCCCAGGATCGCATCGGCGTACAAAGAGGGCAAAATGCTTCCACTTCTGCCGGGACCGGCGACTAAGCAATAAAAGGATTGTCGACGATGCGGATCGCAATCAAATTCGATGAGGACGGCACATTCGAGGTTGCGACCGATGAGCCGTGCGAGGTCTACACGATCAGCGACCACACTCCCGGAGATCGGGTCTATCAGCTCGGGCCCGCGCATCAGGTTGGCTCGCATGTTGTCGACGAGTGGCTTGGTGATGATGCGATCGGTCACGCAGGCGATGACAAACATGCATCCGCGATCGAGGCGATAGACATCGACGAACCGACTGCGCGGCAGACGAAGCACTAGGAGCCCCACGATGCGGATGAATATGCTCTACCGTCAGTTGCGCAAACAGCATAGAGATCAAGGTATCACTCCGGCGTTGCTGGCGGCGTATCGCTCCTACATTGAGATAATGCAGGAAGCTGAGCAATGGCATGAGACGTTCGACGGTGAGTGGTATCTGAACGGGCTACGTCACCCGCCCGGCGAATACGTCATAACGAGAGTTGGTCCGGCGGTCGAAAAATCCGACCCGCAATTCTAGAAGGAAGGGAGAACAACGTTGATCTTGAGCGGACAGTCCATTCGGAAGCGTTGCATCATCACGCCATTCCACGAACGCACGCGCCAGCTAGGCATGACGTATGGTCTTGGCCCGGCAGGCTATGACGTGAGGATCGCCGAGGAGATCGTGATCCCGCGCGGTGGAGCCCGGCTAGCCTCGACGCTTGAACATTTTGACATGCCCAACGATCTGCTGGCGCGCGTTGCTGACAAGAGCACATGGGCGCGCAGGTTTGTCGCCGTGCAGAACACAATCATCGAGCCGGGCTGGCGGGGCTATCTCACGCTCGAAATCTCCAACCACAGCGACAGCCACGTCCGCATTGTGGAGGGGTCTCCGATCGCTCAGATCATCTTCGATCTTTTGGACGAGCCCGCCGAGCGGCCCTACGACGGAAAGTATCAGGATCAGCCGCGCGGGGCTGTGGCCGCGATCCACGAAGAAGCATAGGGAGGCGCATCGTGAAGGAGCCATGGGAGCCCGCCGAAGTGTTCTGCCTCGCCGAACACCTCTACGAGGAGATGCAGTCGCGCGGGTGGACGACTGAGGATGTCGCGGTGCGGATGCAGACTCCGAACGGTGCGGCGATGGACCTGTTCTGCCTTGATCTGCTGATGGCAGTGCAGGACGACGGGTTGATTGTCGACAACGAAATGTTCGATGGGCTCAGCCGTGCTTTCGGCGCAAGCCCGCAGATGTTCCGCAACATTCACGAGGGTTGGGTAAAGCGTCCTGAGCGCCGCTCGCCGTTCGAGTGTCCTGATGATGCGTTCGGGCCAACGAGCAGGCGCGGCATGATTCGTGTCGTTAAATAGGGGAGCAGTCAGATGAAAATGACGCATGACGAAATGTTGCGAGTGCTCGACGACTACATCGCTCCGCGCCTCGATCAGATTGGCGCAGTGTTCCTCGACCCGGAAGCGAAGGTGACGCTGATCGTCCGAACGCCATCAGCGCCTAACGGCGAGCTGATGGTGACGAGCGATGAGATCTCGGAGATCCGCAACGTGCTCGACCGGCGCGAAGCCGCTGGTGAAACGCGCAAGCGGGGCGACGCGATCGACATTCGGCATGTGATCTGAAGGAACGGAGGCCGACGTTGAAGAAGTCGGAGCGATCACAGAAGGAAGCTGCGGCCCGCGCGATCGATCCTGCGGCGTGGTGTCCGCCTGATACGTCGGAGAAGCAGGCGCGGAGACTGGCTGCCCGAGACGAAGCCGTGAAGCGGCGCTCAGTCAAATCGAAATAGAGGAGGCGCATCATGAAGCTGTTCAAGTTCGCGTCTAGCGAAAGCGACTGGATCGCGGCAGACACGCAAGAGCATGCAGTCGAGATCTATATGCGCGACTACGGACTAGCCGCGAGTGACATGCAGGACGTCGAAGTCTCTGAGGTGGACCCGAACGAAGTCGAGGTCTTCCCCGATGGATGGGACTACGAGGACGACGAAGCCGAGCCACCGTCTGCCGCTGAGATCATGGAGACGATGAAGTGCCCCGGTCTCGTCTGCTCGACTAACAACTGAAGGAGGCATTTGTGAATGGGGCAGGGCTGGCGGATTGGAGCCATTGAGCGGTTCGAGCTTCGGGAGCAAGTGCTGCTCCGAGACGGCCCGTGGTGCCATTGGTGCGGCAGGATCACATCGGAGGCTAGAGTGAGGGGAAACGAAGATCCGAACTCGATGACGCTGGATCACTTGCTACGCCGTCGCGACGGCGGGTCTGACGACATATGCAATTTGGTGATCAGTTGTTGGGGCTGCAATCACGGAAGAAACTAAAGGAGTGCAAAGATGAAAGAGATCAGCATCCGCGAGCGTCTGGTCTATGAATTGGTCGCGTTCGAGCAACTTGAAAGCAGCGACGGTCAAGTCTCAGCGTCGATGAGCACAGTCGGTCAATACGACACGCTCGACAAGGCGCGGCAGGTCAAGGCGGCTTTGGAGAAATCCGATGACAAGCTTTGACGACATCGACCCTGCCAAGGTCGCGGCCTACATCGAAGGCATGCAGAGAGACCTGGCCGAGGGCCGTTGCATATGTCCCGGCTGTGGCGATGCTGTTCCGTTGTCGATCCATGGCAAGGAATGGACGGCCGAGTGCAAATGCGGGTGGTCGGCGTGCGGGACCGGATATGTCCCGCCACGGTTCAATTGAGGAAGTGCAATCGTGGGTTTGCCGGATCGCCTGCTGACGATCGAGGCGCGTGAGATGCTGTTCATGGGCGATGACCGCTACGTTCTTGTCAATTGCCTGCGCGACTTGAGATTGGAGGCAGAAGGACTGCCTGAGGGAAGCGAGGAGCGCATCAAATTGCAGCGGGCGGTCGAATCGCTCCGTACGGTGCTCGCGCTGCCGTCCAGAGGACGGTGCCCGCACTGCGGGCAGGTGATGCCGCGAAGTAAGTGTTGACCTACAATTGCTCAATGCAGGTCAACGCTATCATACGATCTGGAAAGGTATGGTACCGAAGTCGACTTCGGTACCATTGGACAAACGCGGAACGGCGGACTCACCAAAGAGTCACCGTCGTCACCGGAATTGGATGCGAGTTCTGCGGGCGTTCCAACCCAAATGAAAGGTAGGATTATCCTACCTTTGACAGTTTTGTCTAACGGTTTCAGCCACATACCGTCTCGGAAACCGTTCGCCTGCTGCGCTTAGTCCATAACACAAGGTTAAGATTGACGACTTTGTGGGCGGTTCGCTATCGCCTTGAAATCACTCACTGTTTCTGGAATTTCCAAGTTTCGGTTAACAGTTTCCACTCCCCGAACAGTCCCCACGGCCGCGTGCAGATCGTCGACCCGGAGGAAAGCGTAAGTCGATTCGGTGATGACGGTTGACGAGTGTCCGAGCCAGGCGGAAACCGCGTGCATCGGCAACTTGTGCTGCTGCAACAGTCGGCACCCGCACGTCCGCCTGAGATCATGCCAGCTCGCCGTCTCGATCCCGGCCAGCTCGATCAGCCGGCGCATCTGCATCTTCATGTGGTGGTAGCGCGCGCCGCTCTTGGTGTGCAGGACGTAGGGGCTGGCGTAGTGGCGGCGGAGACCGCGGAGCACCTTCTCGGCGCGCGGCAGGATCGGCACTCGCCGCTCGTGGCCGCTCTTGGCACGATCGGCCTTGATGGTGATCTCCTTGCGGATCAGATCGACATCCGACCACGGCAGCCCCATGAGCTCGCTCGAGCGCAGGCCCGTGTCGATCGCCAGGATCAGCGCCGCGAGCAGCATGTCGCGCGCCGGGTATTGGGCCGGGTCCAGATTGCGCGCCGTCTCGAGCAGCCGCTTCTCCTCCTCGACCGACAGATAGCGGGTCTTGGGATCCGACCGCGTCAGGCCCTTCTTCTTGCGGGACTGCAGGTAGGGGCGGACGGGATTGTTCTCGACCCACTCGGCCTCGATCGCTGAGCCGAAGACAGCACTCAAGACGTGGAGCTCGGCGATGATCGTGCTCGGCTTCATGCCTGCCTGCCGGCGCGCGTGCTCGTAGGCACTGAGGTCCGCGCGGGAAATGTCGGAGAGGAGCCGACCCTGGAAGTGCGGCGTCAGGGTCAGCAGGTGGCGGGCGTAGGCGCGGACTGAGTTCGGCCGGAGGAGAGGGAGGTGCTCGGCTCCCATCTTGCGGACGGCTTCGTCATAGGTGTGCTGGATCTCCTTCCACTTGTCGCCGCCGTTCTCGCCTAGCCAGGTGCGATACCGCCCTTCAGCCACTGCCTTATCTCGAGTGCCAAGGGACTGGACGACGTCCCGGCCGCCGCGGCGGTCGCGGACCTTGTAGAGCCCCGTGTTGGCGTCTTTGACGAGCGTCGGCATGGCGTCTCTCCTCGGAGCCAGGCCAGGAACGGCGCTGTCTCAATCACCCATCTGGAACCGGGGCCGTCCGGCTGCCGGGCGAAGGGGCAGCCGGGGCGCTTGGCGATCGCGAGCAGCTTGGACTGAGAGAGCGAGCTCAGTCGAGCGGCCTCGGAAATCTTCATGAACTGCGGCAAGTCTGTCATCGTCGCCCCTTTGCCGGCTGCGGTCGCGTGCTGGCCTTCTTTAGTGCCTGCGCCGCCCGCCAGCCTTTGAGCCACTCCGGCCCGAGCTCAGCGCCGGCCGACTTCGGCCGATGCTCCCGTCCCGCCTTGAACCCCTTCAGCAATGCCCACTCGTCTTTCACCCGCAGCTTCAGACGCATGACTTACTCCCTCCGCAACGCAACCACCTCACTGTCTGGAAAATGCTTCCGAGCGTCCCGCATGATCTGGGTCTGCTCGGCCGTCCTGATGTCCCTGACGAGTTGCCGGATCGGTTCGGCCCATTTGAGGAGGAACTCGAGGTTGGCCCGAGCTCCTGCCGCGATCGCCGCATCCTCGGCCGACAGGAGGCGCTCGGCGAGGAGCCGACTGTGCAAGTCGATCTGTTGCTCGAGCGGGCTCATTGTCTGAGGACGGCCGCCAGTTGGCTGATCGTTGCCGCAAGCGACGCCTCGTCCCAGGCCGCATTCCGCTTGGCTTGCACCCCGCGCTCATTCTTCAGGAGCACGCGGACGTGCTCCGGGCCCGGCTCGAGCAGAACCGTTATGCCGGTGAGCGCGAGATCGCTGATGGCGGCCTGGAGAAGCATCATTGGGGAATTATATAGTTCACTCCCGCGCATCCTTTTTCTTCTCGCGTATGAGCTTGGCCTTGCGAAGCTTTCTCGCTTTCGCGGGCCCCGATTTCGGCTTGGGCCGGAACGCCAAAACCTTGTCCGCAGCGGCGTCCAGCGCCTTCTTGTGATCGGGTTTCATGGGTGCTCCTAATGCGTGAGAGCTTTGTAAGTCAGGCGCTTGCCTGCAACGCCGTCAATGAAGCTATCAAGCCTCTGTAGCGTGTGGCGCTTTACGTCGCCTTCGTTCAGGCGGAAGGAAAATTCGTCGACGTAGCGGCCTAGATGCTTCTTGCTGGTATGGTGATAGACGCCAATGATCCCGCGCTTCATGACCGCAAAGACGCTCTCGACGCCGTTCGTGGTCACGTTGTCGCGGACGTATTCGCCGTCGCTGTGGTTGACGGTTTCGTGGTCGAAAAACAGGCCGTTAAGGCCGCGATAGACAGCCGCTTCGTCAGTGTGGAGCGTCGAGCCGACTTCCACATTCTGATAAATTTTAGTGTGGAGCGTCGCCATATCCGCGTCTTCGATCGGCATAGCCTTCATGCGTCCGCCGCGCTCACGCATTGCGACAACAGCAGTTTTTCCTACTACGCCGCGTCCCGCTTTGAGCTTTTTATGCTCATGCTTGTTAGCTTCTTTTCCGCCAACATAGGTTTCGTCAATTTCGACAATGCCTTGGAGCTTTTCGATATCGCTCCCACAAGCCTCTCTGAGGCGGTGCAGCACAAACCATGCGGACTTTTGCGTGGTCCCGATTTCCTTCGCGAGTTGCATTGACGAAATGCCCTTGCGCGCCGTGACGAGCAAATACATCGCGTAGACCCACTTGTGCAGCGGAACATGGCTGCGCTCGAAAATCGTTCCGGTGCGGACAGTGAAGTCTTCCTTGCACTGGTTGCAGCGGTAGAAGCCGCCCTTACGGGTAGTGATCCGCTCGCCAAGGCCGCAGACAGGACATCTCGGACCATTCGGCCAAAGCCGCCCCTCCAAATATGCGCGGGCGGCCTCTTGGTCGGGAAACATAGCAAAAAGCTCAAACGTCGAAATGGTGGATTTACTCATGATTCTATGTCTCCACCTAAAGAGAAATCGCGGGATTACATGTGGCGCAAAACCAAACGCCACCGAGAAAAACCGGCTTATCGCCAACGGGATAGCCGCAATCGGCGCATTGCCTGTTGTCCCATTGGTCCAGCGCCGCCGAATATGCGTCAGCTCCAGGTCTGCCATCGCAATCCTGTGGGCATACGGGCCAATTGCAGAGATGGCCACCTCGATGGCACGGGATAGTGCTCATGGCTTATTTCCCTTCAGAACTTAGATGATTGATCTAGGGCGTAGGCGGCGTGAACAACCCGCAGCGCCGCTTGCATCATTTGTCGGAGTTCGTAAGCCTCCTTGCGCATCAATGCGCTTTCCCGACACGCCCAAGTCAGAGCGGCGGGTCTGCCTGGATTGGCGTTCCACCCTGCTTCCGCCATACGTTCAACTAGTTCCAAATCATGAGACTGACGCAAAATACTCATAGCCTTTGGGTCCTTACTCATCGTTTTCGCCTTTCAAGATGGGAGGCCACCCAGCGTTCGGCTTGAGCCCTCAGCGCCAACCTCAGGCGCGCGTCATCGTTTTCGTGGTAGTAGTAGGTCACATAGCGATCAGGCACTCGCGCGATAATAACGCGCCATGCTCCCGTCATTGCTTCGTCGCTAACCCCTATCGGAGCCCGCGCTACAGCCGCTTGTTCCGCCGTTGGAGTTGCCGCAACTGTCAGAAATTTGCCGTCATTTACCAATGTGCTCATGGCGCATTCCTCCTGCTAAATTCTTCCAAAAGGCGGACTGCCGCGAGCAAATTATCGACAGTCGTTGCCACATTGTAATCTAGCGGGCCTAGATGCAGGGTATTAAGGCCGCCTAAGGCTCTATCTATCTGAGCGCGACATTCTATTAGAGCGGGATCATCATAGAATGTGTTATCCGCATCTATCTTCATGCCTTCACCCATACCGGCTTGCGGTTGCCACCCGTGAAGAAACGCTCGCCAAGCCGGATTAGACCGGCATTGCGGAGTTCGCAGGCTTCATTCCAGTAGCACTCGGCAGTGAACCAGCCGCGAGAAGCGATGGCGGAGAGAATTTTCTCTTTCTTTTTCTCGACAGTCATTTGCGTATCTCCCTTGTTGATGGAAACAAGGTATCTGACTCCCCCGCGATTGTCAAGGGACTAAAATATATAATTCCCCATCATTGCGGCGTGTCCGTGATCTCCATCCCCGTGTAGTCGAGCTCGTTCACATCGGCGGCATCGTCCGTCGAGTAGATCACGCCCTGACCGTTGGGATAGCGAAACACGAGCGACACGTCGGCGGCACCGGACTCCTCTTTGAGCTCATTGAGGGTCTCGATCCACTTGGCGATCTCGAAGGCACCGGGTCTCGTTTTGATGTCGGTCATCTCGGCACTACCTCTGTATTCATCTTGCGAAATCGTTTTGTCACTGGGTCTCTGAGTGCGTTAGGTCGTGGCGGTTTCTTCTTTCCGATATTGTGACGCCCCCACAAACGGTCAGCGATAAGCGCCTCTCCTCGGTGCCCTTTCCGGTAACGATAGAGAACCGTTGAGACATTGAGACCGTAGGTGCGCGCTATATCTGCAAGGGCGACCCCGTCCTCTGTCCGAAGCAATCTCCCTGGCTTCTTAGTGGGCGGTCTATTCAGCGCTTGCTCGGATGCCGTAGCCCAGCGGCAATTGTTTGGTTCATAGTTCCCGTCGTTGTCGATACGGTCTATGCTGTGTTTCTTGGATGGTCGCGGACCCATGTCCTCAAGAAACCGTGCAAACGATTCACGCCATCCCGAACAAATGGTGATGCCGCGACCGCCGTATCGATGCCAATGCCGGTTGTTCGGGTTGAAGCAGCGATCCTTCATGCTGCTCCAAGCAGCATACAACTCGTGTGGAGCGTTTTTCCGCGCGAACCCATGCGTACGGGCGGGTCGGTCCACAACGAGGCAGCCGCAAGATTTCGTATCCTCTGAGAGTAGCTCCCTCGCCGAAACGATCACAGCGGTTCCGCACTCGCATAAACAATGCCAGCGTCTGACACTTCGGCCTGACGCGCGCCTGCGGTATGGTGCCAAACGAACCACCGTCAAGCGTCCAAATATGTGGCCTGTCAGATCCCTCCCGGCGGCCATTTAATCATCCCTCCTGGCACGCACGATGTCGCCATTGAACTTTTTCCAACCGCGAAACTTGCGTGAAGATTTCTTGATGCCGTAGTGCTTCGCCGCCACCCGCTTGCCCTTGGCAACCTCGCTCGCATCCTTCCTCGACTTGGCCGCATGGCACGCCTCATGCGCGGGCCATAGGTTCTCGGTCGACTCCTCCCCGCCTTCCGCGTGACGCTTGATATGATCGGCTTCCCATGGGTCTCGGCCTGGGCTGATGCGCTGCTTGCAGAGATGGCAGAGCATGTAGATGCCCATGGCATCCTGCTTCTTGTGCGTATCAAAGCAGATGCGACGGGCCTTGGTCGAGTTGCGATTCATTCGTCGCGCTCCAGGAGCGGAGGATCGCCGGGCCCGGCATCGTCGAAGCGGCGGCCAAGCAGGAAGCCGAGGCCCATGCCGACAATGAAGCCGCCGATGACAACGCTCGCAAGGGCAGCCAGTGCAAACGAGAGATAGCTCATCACAACCTCGCTGCGGCTCTGATCGACGACTGCTGTGTGCGCCACATATCGATGCGCGTCTGAGCGGCATCGCGTGCGGCGAGAAGCTTTTGGTGCTCGCCGGCGGCAATGGCCGCCTTAGTGGCGTACTCCTTGAACTTCTCGGATGCTCTGGCGATGGCCTCGCGAGTGTTGGCTGGCCCGTCAGCTTTGAGATACTCGATGGCGGTGTAGTGCTTTAGGAGATGCTCAGCCTCGACGCGATCGCGCAGGGCTGTTCCGACCTTCGCCGCAGTCGAGATGAGGTAATGCAGAGCCGCGTCCGCTTCATCGTCGGATATGAACGATGGCCCCTTGGCGGCGCGCGGCTCTGCTCCCTCGGGTTTCACTCGGCAGCCTCCAGGATGCGCTCGCGTTTGGCGAGCTTCTGCGACTGCACGTAGATGAGACCGATCAGGGCATCGCGCGGCATGCTCTCGAGGGAGACGCCTTCATAGCGGTACGTGGCGCGCCATGCCGGCGGCGCGGCGCGGAGAAGCCAGGCAAGGATTTCTTGGGCGCGGTCGCTCATGCGGCTTGCTCCTGCTTCAGGAGTTCTGCCGTTCGAGCGGCAACGTGTTTCTTCAATTCGAGGGCGTCGCTCTTACGCAAAGCCCAGAAGCTATTCAGTCCGTGCTTATTGCGGTCTTCCCAGACCTTGATCTCGGTCGACGTCCGGTCTTTGGCCTTGACCCATTCCAGAACGCGATCAGCAAACTGGCCTGGGGAGACCGGCGCAAGCGGACCGCCGTCGCACCAATCGACAAGGATGGCGTTGGCTCCGCCGACGCGACGTTGCCGCTCCTCCTTCTCGACCTCGTCGACGATCTCGGTAGCCGTCAGGTCGAGCGTTTTTTCCTTCTCGATCTCTTCCTCGGTGTAGATGCCGGCGAGCGTGTCGGGCCAGCCGCGCCGCAGCGCTTGGCTCTCGGCCACCTTGGCGAGCATCACCCTGGGCATCTTCGCCCAGTTGTCGGCGAGCTTCTTCTTGCCCGACGGACGGCGCTTGCCATCCTCGCCTTCAACCCATTCCTGCTCGACCGGCGCGAACTCTGCCCAATAGGCGGTCGCTGAATACTCGTGCCATTGCCCGTGCGCAAACTTCTTCACGTAGATGGTGCAAGAGACGAGGCCAGCAGGGTTGAGGTCGTCCTTCTCTCCCATGCCCCACACCGGCTGAATAGACGATGGGCAGTAGGTTCCGGTGCGGTCGGCCATGGCTCTGTAGCCATCGATGCCGATGACGAAGGCGACTCGTCGTTTGCTGCGGTCCTTCGCGTTCTTGCCAAAGACGATGGCCGATAGCTGTCGGCGAAAGGGGCTGAGCCCCGTGGCGCGGCAAAGCTCGATGAAGGAATTGAACTCGTTCGGCTCAAGGTCCGGGTTGTTCGCCTGGATGATCTTCAATTGAGAGCCGGAGTAATCCGGGAGTGCGGGTAGCCTGCTGACGTCGCCCATGTTACGCTTTCCGAATGGTGAGAGAGGGGGCTGCATTCGAGAGTTGTGCGCCGGGAATGTTCTGTTTGTCGCGGAGCGCGGAAAGCACGGCCTTCTTATCGAGCTTGGGCTCTCCCACGATCCAGAACTCAGGTGGGATGTCGGCCTCGTTCACGACGCGAAGTTGCGGCACGCCCTTGGTCAGAGACACAGTACCGATGTCGAGCTCGCGCTTCTTCCACTCGGCCAGTTCCATCGCCTGAGCGATAAGCGCGCGCTTGGCGTCAACACGCGCCTCAAACCGAGACTTTCGATCTTTGAGTTCATCGATCCGGTTCGTACAGCCGTCGATGAGAATCTTGTCCTCGTCGATGGATATGACGAGAGCACGAATAATGGCGTCGAGATTGGTCTCGCCTTCGAGCGTGTCGCGGATCGCGTCGGCGTCATCCGTCAGCGCGGCAATGCCCTGCTTGATGGCAGTCGCCGCATTGATCTCCTTGATGGCGTCGACACGAACATCCTGCATGTCAGTTCCTTTGATGAGTGGAGCCGGGGAGGCGGGAGGAGAGCGCCTCCCCGGTCGCGTGCGCAGCCGATTGGGGATAAGCAGCGCTACGTTCGGCAGAGCTCGCGGAGGGTCGCCTCGCAAACTCGTTTCGTCTGGTCCTCGCCGAGGACAGGCAGCGCCTCCTTGATGGCGCGCACAACGGCCTCGGCCCGGTTGAATCCGACAGTCGTCTTGAGGGGAACCACGGCGGCTCCCTCGCGTTCTAAGCGGTTGAGGCCCGTGAGTAAGCGTTGGGCTCTTGCATGCTCGATCGGGACAACTTTCGTCATGTCGTGCGTTCCCCTTGCTTGACCCCGCCGGAGGGCGTAACTCCTCCGGCGGTTCTCACCCACGCCACACCCAGCCAGTTCGCACATTGTTGCGGGTAGCTAGCCCACCGGGCTTCCGCCCAGCCATCCATCGGGCCCGCATGTGCGTCGCGTCTCGGGCTTGCCAGCCCTACCCCGCTCCGAGGTCGCCAAGAACTCACCCCGTCAGGAGATCCCCAATGGATGGTCAACTCATGCGGCGTCGAACACTCGTGATCGTTCATGCCGATGCCGTCGCCAGAGGTCGTCGATCGTGTCCTGGCTCCGGTGCAGATGCTGCTTCAGACGGTGCTGGATCGCGTCGTCGAGCGGGTCCATGCCGCGCGTCTTGAAGGCATGGGTCTCGAGCCGCGGATGCGGCCGCTCGTGATGGTAGACCGAGCCCTGATAGCTCCAACTCTCGAGCGCCCACCCCTTGCCGGGGCCGGGCCCGATGTGGGCGATCACCTCGATCTCGCCGAGAAACCAATCCTTGCCGGTTGCCGGGTCTTGCCGGGAAATCTCGAGCGTCACCGGATAGTCCATGGTCTCGTCCACGCGCCGACCCTTCAGCCGGATCAGGAGACGCCGATGCGCCCACTGATCGATTGCCAGTGAATCCATAGTTGCGTCTCCAACGGTTGAGACGCCCGTCCTGTTGCTTTGCGAAGGCTCGCCGGGGCGCTGAGGGATAATCGCGCCCCGCACTTTATCTGCCCGCTTACCCCAAACCGCCCCAGCGATGGAGTATAATTAAAGCGGTGCTTGGAAAATGTCAAGCATGTGAAAGCGCTTTTAGTAGAAAATTTCTAGGCCCGTGAAAGTCGGCCCCGCCGCGTGTGCTCGGTCATGACCCCGCAGATTTCAAGGTCGTTGGCGGTCGAGTAGGTGAGCGTCGGCCAGTCTGGATTGAGGGGCGCAAGCTCGATCAGCATCGCGTTGTCGTTGCCGCTGGGCTTTAATTTGTAGCGGCGGAAGACGTAGGTGTGACTCGCTTTGATGCAGGCGCACACATAGTCGCCCGGCAGCGGCTCGATGTCGGGATCAACGACGACGATGTCGCCGGCGCGGAACTCGGGCTCCATCGACGAATCATTGAGGATGACGGCCTGGGCGTTCGCGCCCGTTGCGAATTGAGTCTCGATGTACTCTGCTGACGGCATTGGCAAACCCAGCTTTTCAATCGATGTCAATGCCACGCGTCGCCCCCTGGTGATTTCCCTGACGATCGCTCCGCTCCATAGAGTTAGCCCGAGAGCAGGGTGCGCTCAAAGGTGACGTCGAGATCGACGGCGCTTACTTCGGCGGCTACGTCAAGCCAGCAAACAAAGCTGAGGACCGGAAAGACCGCCGCAAAGCAGCGAACCAGTCGGGCAAGCGTCAGTCGGTGATTGTCGTGCGCGAGCGGAATGGCCGGACGGTGGCTCAAGCCGTGAAGCGCGAAGCCGATGGCGTTGCGGTTGCTCGCCAGACCATTGCCACGGGCGCCACCGTGCACGCTGACGAAGCCTCACATTGGGATCAACTCGCCGCGAACTTCCCGATAAAGCGGGTCAACCATCAAATCGCGTACACGGGCCCAGAGGGGGCTTCGACAAATCAAGCAGAGGCATTCTTTAGTCGCCTCCGCAGATCCGAGATTGGCATTCATCACCATATCGCCGGCAAGTACCTCCAAGCCTACGCTACGGAGAGTGCTTGGCGCGAGGATATGCGTCGCCAGTCGAACGGTATTCAGTTTGCCGTGCTCCTAAGCGCAGGTGCGACCGCACCGAAATCGCAAGCATGGGCTGGCTACTGGCAGCGCTCGAAGCTCCGCACCTAGCTTCCACTTGTATCGTGCGGAGCGGCTTTTGCTGGCTCAACCGCTTGCCCGCGGCGAGCAGCAGCCAATTCTTTGCGACGCAACTCAACCAAGGTCTCGATCATGTCGAGAGCTCTTTCTGTCTCCACGTTCGGTGAAGCCGTCAACTCGACGAATTCCCCGTCTTCAAAATCCCAACGCCCTAGGCGCCTTCCCACAGATTGCGGCGATTGCATCAGCATCTCAGATCCCTCAACCTTTTGTTTGAGTTGAGGTTCTTCCATTTTTGATTCAGGCCGTAAATGACTTTCGCTTCCTCCCTCATTCTCAATGAGGGCGAACAGTGCCCGTCCCCGTGCCCTTGGCGAGCCAGTCGACATTGGTGTTCAAGATCCTGGCGAGATCAGTGAGCCTCTCGATCCCCGGCAAATGCTCATCGCGCTCCCATTGCGAGATGGCTTGCGATGACACGCCGAGTTGTTGGGCCACGGCCACTTGCGTAAGCCGGGCTTGCTGTCGTGCGGAGCGTATGCGGCGACCGATAGTGCTGAATGGCATGCACTAGAAATCGCATATTGCTCCGCTTGATTCATGCTAGCATTTCGCTTGACTTCATCCAAGCCGCGCTTTAATTTCTCCACATGATCGACATTCGTGCCGCAAGAGCTCTCAGGAGAGCCGTTAAAGTCGCGGGGAGCGCGACGAACCTTGCCAGGATGTGCGGGGTGACGTCGCAAGCCGTCGATCAGTGGCTGATGCGCGGGCGTGTGCCAGTGGCCCGTGTTCTCTGCATCGAGCAGTCGACGGGCGTTGCGCGTCACGAGCTCAGGCCGGACATCTACCCGCCGCCGGTTATGAGTCTCGCGTCCTGACGATGTGACCAGTAGTCGCATTCGTTCTACTGTACATAAGTAGAGTGTATACGCAAGCACATAGTTCTGCGTTTGTTCCTAGCATATCTATCGTGAGTTGAGCCGCAGACTAGGGCGAGGCGGAGAGCGCGGGGCGTCCCTTCTCAAGTGCCCGGATACTTTGCCGAAGCGGTAACAGTCCTGTGTCCTCCGCCTCGCTCTGCTCTGTAAGTCGCGTGCGTGTCCGGTGTTTCCCTTAAACTCCAACGCAGCGAATCCGATGGCCGCCAAACTTATCGACTTCAGATGGACGCCCTCGGTCGTCGAGAGGCTGCGGGCGATGTTTGCCGAGGGTCTGCCGTCAAGTATGATTGCTGAGCGGTTGGGTTGCAGCAGTCGCAGTGCTGTCATCGGCAAACTGCATCGGTTGGGCCTTCGCCGCGACGCATTGGCGGTCACGCGCTCCAAGCGTCAGCAGGGGCGCAAGGCTTCCCGGAATATGCGGAAGAATGCTCAGGTTCGGGCTGCTGTGAGCATCCCGCGGCGCGAATCCTCCCCTCTCATAAAGGCCGAGAGCTACGTCCCTCCGATCATGTCCGAGACGGCACCGCCGAATGCGACGTCGCTCGACGATCTCAGGCTTGATCAATGCCGCTGGCCCTACGGCGACACGGAGTTCGTGTTCTGCCCCGAGACCCAGGGCACCTGCTCGTCTTACTGCCCCGGTCACCATGCGCGCGTCTATACCGGCGTGCCTCCGCAGAGGAGGACGCATTGACAGTGCGCGAGGCGATCTTCCCAGGATTGGATGCTTCGCGCCGCCGGCATCGGCGCGCGAAGCTCCTCAACAGGCCCCAACGGGGCATTTCCTCCCTAGCCTGCCGGGGGCTTTGGCTCCCGGCTCTTTTCGGAGGGGCGACATGGCATTGATCGCACTAGGGCGCGCGCCGGAGCCTAAGCCGGCTGCTGCCGCCCGAGACCCGCGCGGAGTGAGGGCTTCAGCCGCGCGGGTCGATCTTGATGCGCTCGCGGAAACCGTTTTCTCGACGCGCAACCCTGACGACAAGGCGCGCCTGTTCGTCGCCTATCTCCGTGCGCTGGGCCTCGTCGGCCACGTGCTGCTCACCGATGTCGAGGAGCGCTACTGGGAGATCGCCGGGGCCTCCTGCCGCACGCATGCGGACTGGCAGTCGGCCTGGCGCTCGATCTCTCGGGCGCTGGGAAAAATCTGTGTGAAGAAGCAGCGCTGGGACCGTGGCGAGCGGCGCTCGTATCTGACGGTCCCGCCGATCGCGAGCGTGCAGTAGAAACTATTTGGGCTCCGGTTGGCGCCGGAGCCCTTGATCTTGGTGGCGTGACGATCTCCCGGCAAGGAGATCGGATGTGTGAACGAAGGACTGGTCAGGTCGATCTGCTCACTCGAACGCTCGGGTGGAGCGAAACATCAAGCCTCTCTGAAAGGCCCGATATGTACGCGCAAGATACCGGATTTGCACCGCCTGTCAACAGGCTCGGCGGCAGCGTCCCACACAATCTCCACGCCGAGCAGGCCCTCCTGGGGGCGATCCTCAACAACAATGAGGCGCTCGAGAAGGTCTCGGACTTTCTCAAGCCCGAGCATTTTTTCGAGCGGCTCCATGGTGTGATCTTCGACTCGATCGAGGCATATGTCCGGCAAGGGCGGACGGCCTCTCAAGTCACGATCGCTACGGATTTCGAGGACTACCCGCCGGTCGAGGATGGCTTCGGCAAACCCTACTCCATCCCGCAATACCTTGGACACCTTGTCTACCAGCGCTGCATTGATTCATCCGTTCGCGACTACGGCCAGACGGTATTCGATCTGTCGTTGCGTCGGCAGATGATGGACATCGCCGATGCGCTGAGCAGCGCTGCGCAGGAAGCGACGGCCGATACGCAACCGGCGAAGATCCTCGATCATATAGAGGCGCGCCTGTTCGCGCTGCGCCAATCGTCATCCAGCGTCTCTATCGATCTCGATATGGCGACGGTTATTGACCAAGTGCTGGCTGCGGCCAAAGCGGCGGCAGAGTCCAATAGCAAGCTCGCGGGGTTGTCCACGGGCTTGCAAGACCTGGACAGCATGTTGGGGGGGCTTGCCCCCTCGGACCTGATCATCGTTGCCGGTCGCCCCGGAATGGGCAAGACGGCGATCGCCGCGAACATCGCGTTTTCGGTCGCTCGTTCCGGTGTGCATGTCGGAATCTTCTCAATGGAGATGAGTGCATCGCAGATCGGGATGCGTGTGCTTGGCGAGAAGGCCGGCGTTCAAAGCAACCGCATTCGCGTCGGCAGCGTCGAGCCCTCGGAGTGGCCGAAGATCGTCGAGGCGGCAGAAGGCTTGCGTGGGCAGCCGGTGCATATCGACCAGACCGGTGGACTGTCCGTCTCCCAATTGGGACTGCGAGCTCGGCGCATGCACCGCAGGCACAAGCTCGGGCTGATCGTCATCGACTACCTGCAACTGATGGCCGGCTCCGGCAACAAGGGGAACAGCCGCACAAACGATCTCACCGAGATCACGATGGGCATCAAAGCCCTGGCCAAGGAACTCGACATCCCGATCGTTGCGCTCTCGCAGCTCTCCCGTCAGGTCGAGCAACGCGACGACAAGCGGCCCATGCTGTCGGATCTCAGAGAGTCGGGTTCGATCGAGCAGGACGCCGACGTCGTGATGTTCGTGTTCCGTGAGGACTACTACCTCGAACGAGAGGAGCCTCCCTTCACGGAATATGACCGTCATGCCGATTGGGTCAATCGGATGAAGAATGTCCAAGGGATTGCCGAGGTGATCATCGGAAAGGCCCGGCACGGCCCGACCGGTAGGGTCAAGCTGGCATTCTCGAAAGAGTTCACGCGGTTTAGCGATCTCGCAAAGGGAGGGCAGGCGCAATGATCGAGAACACCGAGGTCAATCTAGCGGCGCGCTTCTTCCTCGAGAGCGGCCTCGCTGTCGCCGAGGAGCAGGCCGAGCAGATGGCCGACATCCTCTATGCGCCGGAGCTTTCGGCAGATGCCGTGCTGTGCCTGCTCTGGCTCGGCGTGAAGAAGGGCGCGAGCTTCGACGTCGTCGCCCTGACGGACACCGAGATCAGCGAGGCGTGCGACGAGCTCGGCCACGTTCACCTGCTGTTCATGCCTTGCGCAGGGGAGGCATAGCCATGCGTGAACCTATCGAGCGCTGGGTCGCCAAGCCGTTCATGAAGTTCTACCCCTCCGACCCGGTGGACTGGTGGAAGGGCTGCGTTGCCGGCCCTGACGACCGCCCCCGCACGTCTCGGCGGCTGTCCTACCTCACCCTCGACGAGGAGGGGCTGTATCATCGCATATGCAACTGGATGTACCTGACAGGTTACGACTTGCCCGGCGACAACATGGAAGCCGCCAAGGAGTTGCATGTCAACCACAACCAGTATGCGGTGGTGCTCGAGCGGCTGATCTACAAGGGCGCGCTCATCCGCTACCAAGGCACCGTGATCAGCAACCGGGTGCTGAAGGAACGGATCGCCTTCATCGACAAGAAGCAGCCCAAGACCAGCGCCAAGGCCGTGGCGGCTCGCGAACGCGAGACGAAGGCTCGCATCGTGAGGGATAGCCCGATCGGGGATACGCTCAGGGGTCTGCGCAAGGGGTTGGGAGCCCCGGAATTTGCCGATGTCATTGCACAGATCGAAGTCGTTTTGTCCGAGTACAAATCAAGGGAAAATGACCCCCCCAGTCAAGACGCTTCACCCCCCCAGTCAAGCCCGTTGACCCCCCCAGT